CCACTTCTAAGCCGTCTGTAGGGGGGTACATAACTTTAGATGGATTAACGGCAGAAAGCTCTGCCATACGTGTTTGCTTAGATTCCTTGGGCGTTGCATGCAGCCAGCCTAATTGCCTTGCATAAAGACAAAGAGACTGAACTACTTCCCCAAAAAAGCGGAGGTATCCTCAATGGCAGTTTCGATTTGTTCTTTGATCCAGCTAAACTTAGGATCGCTATAAAGGGAGCGAATTGCAACGTCATTGTCTACGGGGGCTTCATTGTAGGACAGGTTGCTGAAACCTTCTGTGCAGGCAACGAGGATATCAAGGCCATCTTCGCGCATAGACTCGGCAGTGGAGACTTTACCCTTACCACGTTTGAGTAGCTTATTCTGAAGTGCTGTGATAGCATTACGATGTTGCTTCGAGCTAGTACCGTAAATCGTTGCTACAATAGGTTGTGTTTTGGCATCATCTGCAAACAGGAGTTCTTCCGTTACAGGATGACGAAGTTGATACTCAGTGGACTCGTTCAGGGCGAGAGAATTGAGATTGAAAGACATATTAGTTCCTTTTGATAGAGAATAAAATTTAGTTGTTTTGCATGTCTGTGCATGCTATTATGTTGTTTCGTTCTGCGTCCTCGTTAGAAGCTACAGAAGGAAAAGCCCTTCCTTCCACGATAAGAGCCGACTCTGAAGACCGGATATGGGACGAAAGGAAGGGCTTTGTTCTCAATGTTGAGAAATGTGTTTACACTTCCACTACGTCAGAGTTCAACGACAAGTCAGTAGATGCCATAGTGATGGAGTCAACACCGCCGAGAGTAACTTTAAACGACATAACTTTTGCAGCGAAGTAGTAAATAGAGCCGTCTTGCAGGACCACCTTAATTGAGTGGTCAGCATCCGAAGACAGTGCAGTTTTCATTGCAGTCTGGCCTGCGTCTCCGCTATCAAGGTTCATCTTGAGAGCCATGCTGCCATTTTCATAGGAGCCTTTGAGCTTCCTTGTGCGCCTGTTACCTACGCTCGTCGCTTTAATCTCGTTATAGGTCGCAAGGCTGAATTCGCCCATGTCGTTGATTTCACCTACGGCAGTATAAGAAACTGCGCCAAACCCCGCCGCATCAAGCGTTGCCGGTGCTTCACCGATAGAGAGGGTACTGCCTGCGGTACTTTGAATTGTCATTTGTATTTCCTTTAAATATTTATTGTGTTAGCCGAGCAAGCAAGCATCAACGCCGGTGCCGCCAGTCATGGCGATCGTGCCCTGCAAGTATGCTGAAATCGAATCGAGCCTTACAGCTTTGTACGCATTTGCTGGTACAGTGATTGCGATACCTGTCGATACGTCCAGAGTAGTCCCCGTATTAGGCACAGGGACAGTCGTTCCAGAAGCGCCATCAATTGTCACTGTGACATCAGAGCCGGTGGTATTGTAAAGAACTAGAATCGAATTCGTGCCAGCCGTATAAGCGAACGTGTCACTAGCCCCAAGAGAAAGTTTTGTTGGTGTAAACGCACCAGCTACGTTAATATTCGTTTTGGCTAGAGTTGCCATTTAATGTCCTTAATAATTTTCATGTCTGTAATGAATTACAACTGGGAGGACATACCATCCTGAAACATCATTGATAGCCCTCTCTATGCTTGGAGGCTTCTCAATCGAGACAGCCCCACTTTTTGGAACTAACGGGAATAATGCTGCAATACTGTCTGCAATAGCTTGAGCAGGGCCGCTACCCTCTCCGCTAGGAATCCATACATTAATCTGAAAGATTCCCACTTCTCGTGTCTTGTCTCCTTTGGCTGTACGTGCTATAGTGGCAGCAGGGAGAAGAAAGCATTCAATATATGTTCCGCTAGAAGGCTTTGTGAAAGGGACATTCTCAAATGAAACAGGAATAGACTGAGATGATGCCCACGTATTTAGTGCTGATTCAAAATAGGCTCTTACTGTGCTCATCTAATTATCTCTTTAATTTTTATGAAGCTCCGCTCCACCATTCTGTAAGGGCCGACATTCCCGCTCCAAGGGGCATCAAGCCAACCTAAACGTTCGGCCAATATGCCATACGGAACATTGTTAGTTAGCGTAACCGCACCATCTTTGCCGTAGAATATCTTCTGATTGGCTAAGGAGTTAATTCGTGCTAGGCTATCAGAGCCGTAAGGAGACGTTGCAGAGGTCAGTTCAGACGATGGCGAAGTACCTATTTGCGTGTACCACTGATTAGCAAACAATCCTTTAGCTGTTTTGCCGGGATTGTCTGGCGAAGGGGATAGGTAGACTATCGAAGAGAATAACTGGCTTGTTATGGAGTAACTTTTCTTATCAACTGCCTCAAGAATTTTTTGGCAGTTTGCTTTTACTGAGTCTGCGAAACTGCCCATAATACTTTCTCAATTGAATAACATTATACCACAGTAGTTGTGTTTTGTCAATAGCTTGACCGGTGGAGAATTTACAAAAGTTTGCAAGAAAGCACGAAATGCCTGCTGAATTTACGGGACGGGGTATTACTTGTCTCTATGTGGTTTATTAGAGTGTAGACAGTTCCACGGACACCCCCTGTAATAAACACGGACGTTATCGTGCCAGATATTTGCTCACTAGATAGAGTAATGTCAGCCGTAGATGCTCCAGATAGTGTAGTGACTTCCCATGTGCTTGTAGTGATTGTCTCTCCAGTTGACAATTCTCCTACATAATCCAGACTGTAATCTAAGGCGGATGCCGGCGAAATGTCTCGTTCAATACTGGTTGGTGTTATCATAGTATCCTTACTCTGCTTTTATAGTCCTGCTAGTGCTCTCAACTACTATAGACCTACCACTTGATGCTGTACGCAATAAGCGCCTCAGCGATGGCACATAATCCCCCGCTGTGGCAGTATACGTTAAGGAGAGCGACATTCCGTCAGTATGGAAGGTTCTTGATGAACAGGTCAAATATCTATTATAAAAGAGTGAAACAGTGCTTGTTGATTGAGAAAAAGACCCTGTTGACACGTTCAATGAATAGACCCCAACTGGTGAGTAGCTAAGAGTTACAGGATTTCCTGAAAAAATGAAAGATGCTGCGGAGCAATTTAATACATATCCGGAAGAAGTGATGTCACTACTAGAACCGATTGAAATACCCCCAACAGCGGACGATCCTATCATATCTACCTCTTTGGAAGATGTCGCAGTGCTGTGGCGCAATACTGCGCAATCAAGCCATAACCCCAGTTATTGAGGTGCGTTGAATCGTAAACATATGGCCTCATTGATAGGCGCATGAAGTTAGTACCGCTTGCAACAAAAACCCCGTGCGCACGAACGTCAACAACAGCATGTGCTCCCATCTCTCTATAATTTCTTTTTATATAGTTGTCGTAGTCTAGCAGGGTGTTGTTACCACTTACTAAATCGCTTCCATAGACAGAACTGCCATCGACACTGTACCGGGGTAGTGTGGTCAGTAATATGACCTTTAATCCCGGCATGGCGGTAGTTCGTGCTGCAATATAATCTGCACATTGCTGCCCTGTTTGAGTCCCGGTAACATCATTAAACCAAATTGTATTGGTTCCTTCCCAAATAAGCAGCACATGAGACTTCCCATCCTCGTATAACGCATCAACAGATGCCCCACGCGCAGTCATACTGTTGGTGTTGTTAAACGTACTTCCGCTGACTGCGAGGTTTGTCAATGTGGCCCCATTCATCGGGGGAAGTGCTTGTAGTTGCTGAGGCAGTGTACTTCCTGCAGTTGACCCTATGCCATAAACTAAGGAGTTACCTTCAAAAATCACTTTAGTTTTGGTAGTATCATAAGGCATCTTAATACTACTGTCGGAGAATGGCCCCATTATACAAGCCCCACAGCATCTAGCAATGTGATCTTTGCATCAGAGCCGACAACCAAGTTAAAGTATTTATTAACTGCATTCACTGTAGGCCAATGTCCAATTTCCACGAAAGTAGTGGGGGATGCTACTGCGGCTACTTCAGCGTAAACGGCTGTACCAGAACGCCTAATACGGATGATATCACCTTCTGCTGGTGCTCTATTCGCTGTTACTGTGACAGGGCTTGCTGCCGCGCTTAACGAATAGCTCCCTGCTGTGATTCCTAGATAGACCGCCATGTTACCGATTGGCTGATACGTCGGTCCGGTACTCTCCAAGCCGAACGCCATACCATTCCCGGAAACCTGCTCAAAGCGCATGGACAGGGAACCGTCAACGCCAGACGCCCCCAAGGTCATGTTTGCACAAGCTTCTTGGTTAGTGAATGTACCTGCATTCGTACCTGTATAAGTGTATGGACCTGTACCTGTCTCGGTGAGGCCAGTCTTAGATACAAATCTCGGGTAAGAACTTGCTATTGGCGTGACACTATTTGAAGCTGGCGACGGTGTAGATGTACCTATTGCATTGGTTGCGGTTGCTGTAAACGTATAAGCCGACCCATTTGTCAAACCAGAGACAGTAATCGGACTTGTTGTTCCCGTTCCAGTAAAGCCCCCCGGAGATGAAGTTATTGTGTATCCTGTAATAGCACTACCTCCGTTTGAAGGTGCGGTGAACGCCACACTTGCTGAAGAATCTCCAGCAGTAGCTGTTGGTGCTGACATTTGAGCTGGAGCCGATGCTGCTGCAAATACATTGTTTGTTACACTTACGGGTCCAAAGGATGCTACTGCGTTTCCTGCGGGGTCTGCCAACTTACTTGTTCCGGGTTGTGTATAACTTACAGTAATTGTGTCGCCTTGCGCGTAGGCCGAATTAGCGGTAACTGAAACTATACTTCCGCTAATAGAGACAGAGCTTGCAGTTTTTCCACCACTTAAAGTAAACGAAGATGCCGCAGGTAAGGTTGCGCCCAGTGCCTCGCTCATCGTAATTTGGACGACAGTTGGGCTGGTATTTGCAACCTGAGCACTGACAAATGTTGGAGGCGTTGAATCAACAGCTTGTACATTATCGGTGATTGCTAGAGTAAATCCAGCCATCTCATTGCCAGACGGGTCTTTAAGATTGTTTGTCCCATCCGGGGTGTACGTAACGTTGACGGCCTCCCCGTTTACAAAAGCTGTTGAGGTAACAAGTCTGACGGTATTTGTGCTAATAGTGGTGCTACTTATCGGGTGACCCGGTATAGTGAATGTACTGCTTGGTGGATTAGTTGTTGCATCCAATGTTTCAGACATTGTGACGATAATAAGCGTAGGCGTTGCGTTCTCTACAGTCGCAGTGGAGGCCGTCGGAGCCACTACGTCGATAGCCACAGCATTCACTGCCTGCGTTATAAAATACCACGTATCGTAACCATCATTAAAAAACTGGACGATGTTAACAATTCCGTTTCGGTTGTCATAACCAGACGAGCCGCCGTATTCTGTCATGCCTGTAAAGGTTGGGGTATGCACTCCGTCTGCTACGAGCCTTACATAAACAGAGGCACCTTTTATTGGGCTTGCAGCTACAGTAAATGACAGCACAGAGCTTACAACCTGCTGCGGCATGTAGCGATTTCCGTTGGCAGTAAGCGGTACTGTAGAAGAAAAACTAATATCATCTACTGTAAAAAACTTCGCAATCTGGCATGAAGGCAGCGTTACAAACACGCTTTTTTGCCCAGCAGGGAAAGTCACTGCCAAGCCTGCATTGGAGCTGCTTAATACACTTTGTCTGGACAGTGTAACAGAGTCTGTAAGCGTGTATGTCCCAATTTCCCAGTTTCCAGCAACATCTGCGACACAAACCGGAATGCTTGAAGTACCAGTTGATAGCGAAGATGCGAATGCCCTTGCGCCTGTAACTGCACCAAAGAGCGTTATAGTTGTTGTATTTGTTACACTGCTTGTTTCTTCAACACGGTCTGCATAAATCATCTAATTACCGCCTCGTTTATGCGTCGGTTAAAACGCCATTTGTTTGGTCAAAGCCCACCGTAAATGTCTCTGATGGGCCGGGGGAGATACTTGCACCATAATCAGAGAAGCCGATCAACTCTTTGTTAGTTGCAGTGTCATTGTAAAGCACTGCGTAACGGAAGGGGCCGAAGCCCGTAGTAGCGGAGAACACGACATTGCTAATGACCAGCTTATATGTTCCAGAGGTCTGTGTTGAACTTACTTGGGCCGATACTGTACCTCCTGCCGTGTACCCTCCACCAGTTGCGAGGTCGATCAAATCCGCATAAACTGAGTTAGTTGCTACTGGTGCCGTATTTGTTAGCATCACCTTAAGCGTGTCGCTCGCTAGATTATGCACCTTCTCATTGACTGCTTTTGTAAAGCTATTAAACTTCTGAAAACTAGCTGCAGGCATGTTTGTCCTTGATAATTGTTATCGCCTTATATACAACTCGATCAATATTTGATCTGTTGCGTCAGGGGTAATTTCTTTGAATGTGAGAATGCGCCACAACACGCCGTTAATCTCCACCTTGTCTGCTGCTGGATTTACCACGAGTGCGACTGCTTCAGTGTCAGATTTGTTTGGAGGGCGAATATACAGTTGCTTGTCGCCACTTTGAATTAACGTGTTCGGTGCAACTGTCAAACCATTGCTGCGGAGATTCAAGTCCATCTGAATAGCCTTGACAGGAATGCTCAAATAATTTACAGTGTTTGTTCCTGTAGACGGATCATATGCAGATGTTCCGTCAGGTTGCAGATAGGTGGCTGTAAAGCCAAACTCTTGCATGAACTCAGAAACAGCTCCGTCAAAATCTGAAAGGGCTGTCATAGGATATTCTCAAGCAGAGAGTTGCTGTCAAGTCCGTTGCCAAGGATGCCGGTGCGAGAACCATCATTGGGCGATATGTCAGCATTGAACGCGAGTTGCTGGCTTCCGTTGATAGCGTAATTCTTGTTCCAGTCTTGTTGAAACTGGATGAGAGGGTGTACAGTAGCTCCGGGGCCAATTGCGATAGGACTAATTTGCATGAAATTAGGGTCGCGTGTGGTTAGGAGGAGGAACTCTTTATATTGCTTGAAAGCATCACTTCCCCATACTTCCAGTTGCGCGAGCTTCCTGTGCGTTTTGAAGGACAAGAGTCCTAGAATATACATTGCACAGGTTTTTGCGGCTTGTGGGAGATTGCCGCTGGCGTCTGTTATCGCTTGGGAATAAACACTATCAGGGAGGAATGCAAGATCACTAATGTCGGCACACCTCAAGCGGACTTTTCCTATATCAGTATTGAAGTCTACTGCCATCTATTTTCTCCATGTTCTTTATAAACCCTCACATGAAGGCTTATGAAGAACAGCCGCGAAAGCGGCTGTGTTTTCTATGCTAGAAGCTTGTCCCAAGAGTCAAGAAGTTTTTCTTCAAGGCTGGCGGGGTCTTCGTGGTCACATACAGGGCAACCGTAACCTAATATGTGATTCAGGGGCGTCATATAAAACTCTCCGTGCTGCTTGCAGATAATCTTAATTGGCATTAGTGGGTCAATATACTCGGGCATAATTTCCTTTATTGGTTTGAGAATTAGCATTATAACTTGTTTCTTGCTTTTCCTCAACTGGCATGTCAGGCCACCAACGGTTGCCTTTAGATGTGTTTTCTATCTTCGGGATAATTCTGAGGTTAGAGGAGCAGTGGAGTCCGCAGACTGTTTTTGAATTCAAAGGCACGATATGGTCTACTTCAAATTTTATTCCAGTAGAATTTGAGCGCAGTTTTGATAAATGGTATACTTCCTCAACTAAAAACTCTTCCCACTCATCGGACGACCATGACGGTATCGCCCTCTTTTTGATAGCTTCTCGTCTTGCCTGATTCATTGAGAGTTTGTGCCTATTACTTGATCTCCACTTATTGACTTGATCTGTTATTCTTTGTCTGTGTAATTCTCTGTGCTTTCTTCTAACAGAATTAATATCTTCAACATCTCTGCTACGACGTTGTTCTTTAATCCTGTCCACATTCTCTTTGTAATACTGTTTAGCCGACTCTAAGGCTGCAAGAGGATTTTCTTTATATTTTTCTCTTCTCTTTTTATTTACGGTTTCTTTATTATTTTTACTTGAGGCTTTTCTTTGTTGCCTTACCTTTTCCGCATATGCTGGGTCTTCGAGTCTTTTCTTCTTCTTAATCTCTGAGCACTTCTTACAGCAATTAAGAACCCCTTGTGTTCCTTTTATGTTTTTGTAGAACTCCGACAAATCTTTATCTGTTTTACAAATGTTACATATCTTCATTTAATTTCCTTATTAAAACCAACTTCTCATTATACACAAAAAGTTGGTTTAGATCAAGAAACTGGTCGGTATTTATCCGACAAAGTTTATTACTACGACTTAGTGAGTTCGATAACTAGCTCAGGGCGCATCAAGGCATTCACGAAATTGGACTCGGTTTCGATTTCAATTTTCTCGCCCTTCGGATCGGCGTACTCAAACATATACACCTGTTCACCGATAGTGTTTGCCAAATCAAACTTGTTAGCGGGGGAGAAGTAGGTGCGAAACACATCGCTACCTTGCGGCAGCATGTAAGCCTTGTCAGCAGTGATAAGCTGAGTTCCGTTATACGCATCCCGCATTTCTACGAAACGGACTCCGCTGAAATAAAATTCGCGGTGTCTGACCGTAGCACTACCATTAGCGGATAGGCGTTGACGCAAAGGTTCTTGTGTAGACGTATAATATTGAAAGGCCGTCTTTACTGTGGCGTGGCTAATCAGTGCAGCAAACCAAGTGGGGGAGCACAAAGCAACTACGCCAGCCATCTGAGTAGACGAGCCTGCGTTATCTTGGATATAGGCGATAGCCTTTTCTACTTGACCAAGAACGTCTGTGGTAGCTGTCGAAAATGCGAAGTCAACGGTAGAACGCGATTTACCGAACTCAGTGAACCAATTCTGGCTGACAGTTCCGCTAGGTGCATACACAGTTCCTGCGGTGATGGCTTGTGCGCGAGCGGCTTCAAGAGTCCAAGCATGGTTCATACGGATACGCTCCATCTTCCGCATACGCACTGCATCGAGTGTGTCGGCGGCGGCAGGGTTGCCATAGGCGCGCTTACCTTGCAAGTCTTGTGGAGTGATATAGTCAACATCCGGGAAGTGGGGAACTGCGAAAGTGTGCAGTTTACGCACATAATCTTTACCTACATTTCCACGCTCACCGCGAACACGGTCAACAATCAGGGCACCCCCTTTAATAATTTCCTCGAACACAACTGTATGTTCCGCAACACCTTCTTCTTGGAAAATTCCAAGTTGACCAATGGTTCCCCACGAGTTTGGCACTACAGAAATTTCCTCGGTCCAATCCGCTACTTCAAAGCCATTGGCAAACGATCTGATAATCAAAATATACCTCTTATATTAAATTTGTTTAAATTTTGAAACCCACTCTAGCCAATTGCTATCGTTTACCGGATTCCAGTTTTGTTTCTTTATCTTTTTGCAAATAGCAAAAGACGAGTAAAGCGTGTCTAACTTAAAGTGCTTTGACACCTTCGTGTATCCTTGCTTCGGATTTTCTGTTAAGTATTTATGGATTAAGTCTGCTATACGCCAAACATTGCTATTTGAAGCTGGGTGTAGCCACTCTGGACCATTGACTTTAGGCGCGATTAAATGCTTACTATTTTCTTTCCTAGTTTCGTAGCTCACGCTCCTAGACCCATCTAGCATTTTTAATCTGGCGGCTTCAGAATGTTTCCTTCCGAGCATTGGAGGAGACTCACCGCCTATGTTAATATTCCACCCAATATTTGGAGCTGGCCTTAGAATATTTTCTATTTGCCTGCAGTAATCGGAGTCGGCTACAAGTAATGTGTCAACTTGCAACTTTTCTCCGTACTTGTTTATTGCATGACTTATTGGATAGTTTTTACCTGCCCTTGCATTGTGCCTGTGCTCCCTGAACCTTTTCTTAATACCTCCTACGGTTATACCCACATAACCCTGAGAAAATACGTCATTATGTTCAGGAAGCCTAATCCAGTACACTATGCACTTTACCAATTTCAGACCTTAGATAGTCGTTTCAACGATAATGCCAAGAGCTTTGAGCGATGCATAGACAGCATTCTTCTCGTTAGTCGTGTCCGTGCCTGCACCCATCACCAAAGCATCTTTCGACACGACAGCAGGGCCGCGAGTCAGCGCCAGAACATTAGTATCAGTCGTGGCAGGAATTGCCATGTCATACGAATTACCTTGTGCATCAGCAATCACAACAGCCGCTGCAGTTTCGCTGCCATCTGCCGAAGAAGCATCTTGCAATTTGTATTTACCAGTGGCAGTGACTTTGCCAAGAACGGTGCCAACTTTGTAGGTTTGAGCAGCGTCGTTAACAACCACCACATCACGGCAGTAACGTACTTCGGGGGCCAGTTCGTATTTAACGACAGTCGAGAAGCGATTCGAGCTAGTAGCCAGAACAGTCATTTGTATTTCCTTTAATTATTTAGCTTGATATTTATCTTCAAGAGCTTTCATAACTGCGCTCTTTTCAATAGTCTTGGAAGCATCTGCCTTAGCATCAACTCCAACGTCCTTAAACATTTCCGACTGTGCTTCTTGCTCAATCGATCCTGCCAGAGCAGAAACTACTGCCTCGAATGCTGCGTCTTCCATTCCTTCAGTTGCTGCCAGCAATTTAGTAGCCTTGTCGTTTTCACCGATAGCAGCCATCACTTTCTCTTTACGAGCAGCAGCTTGTTTAGCTTTTGCATCGGCCACAAGAGCAGCCTTGGCAGACTCAGTCTCTTGCATTGCAGCTTCAGCCTTGGCAACTTTCTCTGCCATTTCTGCCAGAGCACTTTGCAGGGTTTCCATTTCAGCAGTTTTAGAAGCGAGAGTTTCTTGTGCTTGCTTCAACTGTGCTGCCATTTGTTCATCAACAGCAGGAGTTGCTGCCTGCTTATCCTCTTTCTTCATTTCTTTGCTTCCTTTTTCACCACTAAAAAATTTTTTAAACGCTCCCATCGGAGGCTCCTTTTGTTTGATCCAAGACGTACTGCACAAACTCTGAACGTGTCATGATCTTATTGATCAGTCCTAGATCAAGTGCATCTTGTGCCATGAAAGTCTTGGCTTCTGTCCCTTTAATTGTTTCGGGAGTCATTGCTGTGTACTGTGCAACGTGCGATACGAAATCTTCGTACAGAGAATCTACTTTTGTCTGCAAATCTTCTAAGAACCCCTCTCTCCACGAGCCGTCTGCGGCGAAAGGTACTTTTGAGTCACCTGCTGTAATGAATGTACGGGAGTAGCCTTCTTGCTCAAGGGCTTTGCTATCGTTGAGTAATGCTATCAACACGCCTATGCTGCCCGTTTCTGCGTAAGGATTTGACACTACGATATCCGCAACACAGGCAAAAACATAGGCTGCACTTGCGCACAAACCGTCGTTGTAAGCAACTAGCATTACACCGGAGTCGTCACACATTTGGCGCAGTTCGTTGCTGCACTCAAAGGCTCCATATCCTTGCCCACCGCCTGAATCAATATTCAAAACAATAGTGTCTACACCTGCCTCAATCAGTTCTTCAGCTTGCTCAAGGATGCTTTCGTAAGAGCATCCAACTTTTCCACACAATCCATAAACAGGCTTGTAAGTAAGAGCGCCAGTAATATCGATAACGCCCACACCCATCTCTGGATCAAAGTCATCAATGTCGTCTGGTTCTTCGTCACCCTCGTCGTCATCACCAACATCAGGCATAACCATCAGGCCAACTTTGTTACGTTCTTTAATAAATGCGGCAGCAAAATCAAAGGTTTTTTGATCCACTAAGTGAGGGGTGTTATAAAGGCTCACTAAGAGCCTATGTAGCGAGTGTGCTTTCATTGCACTCCTTTTATTTATTCTGCATTTTCGGTATTGGCAGCAGAGTTGTCTTGAGGGCTGACACTATTAGCGGTCCCATTCATACCCCCTGAAGGTGTATTCAAGCTGTCCCCAGATCGGCTTTGGGTATCCGTAAGCGTCATAGCGTCAACGTCCGGCGCTTCATCATCCCCTTTTGCCGGTACTCCCATAGCTTCTCTGACACGATTCAAGATTGGCCTATCGACCTCGACTAATCCAACTGCTTTAACTCTCTGCAGGTACTTGCCCAGCTCATCTAGGGACACCTTCTCAATATCAGAGTAGACGAATTTAGGCAGTCTCTCAGTGCTCCAGCCGTTCATTTCGTACAGGCTGCGCATCAAGTCCATATTAAGAACTTCAGCGATTTCTTTAAGCCTGTAATCGATAGCAAGGGCAAGAATGCTTGTCTTGGCATCTGCGAGAGAGAAACTTCCTGTGCCGTCCGCGCCCATTTTGAGCACATCGACGGAAAGCGCCGAAAGAATGTCATTCTGAAGCCGCTTAATAACCGCCTCAGTGTCAATCTTCGGAGTGCCCCTATCAGACATCAACTCATACTTAAACAAATTGAGCTTAGACTCAGGATCAATCATGTTAGGGACTAACAAGCCCCTAGACGTTCCTGCGTTATAATTGTTGATGATTGTCTGGAAAGCGGATACTACAGCCTTGTCCTCTGCACTTGCATTCGGGTCAAGATACTTAGGGGGAATCTCAATCTTGAGAATTCCTTGCACATCTTTTGCAATAGAAAGGAGTTCTTGGTCTGCCAGAAGGGACAATTGTTTGAAAGCCAAATATATGGGCTTCAAAATTGAATTTCCTTCTGGATTCCCTTTAGTGCCTGAGCACGTAAAAAGTAGAAACTTCTCACGAGGAATCTCGATCAGTCCCCGTTCATTTGTCCTATTAAGGAACCTAGCGCCGTTTTCAAGGTACTGTAGATTTTGCTCTACACGGATAAGGTCTGCACCATCTTCGGAGAACACCCAACGGGAAATTGTCTCTTGACTTCTGACTGGCAGCTTCTTGATGCCTACCAACCCATCGTTCCATCTGCTCCCATTGCGCTTCAGACGCCTACGGAATACTTTCTCATTTACTGAGAATCCGTATTCAAGGTAGGGTATAATGCTTTCAATGAAATTGCCCCAACTCTGTTCCATGTCGTCCATCATCGTCTTGACAATGGCTGCTCGTTCTTTTTCTTGCTCTGTGGCATCGGAAGGGGGTTGAACGTCCCATTCGACACGAGAAAGAAGTAAACGATAGATGGTTAGGGCTGCACCCACTGTGGGGTTGTTCCGCATCTCGTTAATGGTGCGGATAAATTGCGGGTAGCGGAACGCTAGGACAGGTTCTTCCCAAATGAATCCGTTGCGTGTTTTCAGGCCAAGAAAGCCTTGTTCGCCTAAAGAGATTCGTGGAATAACTGCTGAAGGATCGGGTTGAAGTGCTGCAGGAAGACCGCCATCCGGCGATTGATCTGCTGATGGCATATTTATTTCCTTTTTTAATTGAGTGCTATTATACCACAATAGTTGTGTTTTGTCAAGAGTTTTGACTAAAAATGTCAAGTTTCATATTTTCAATATGCTGTTTGCCACTTTCGTAGCCTATATTGACACGATAGGTGATGCTTGGGACATGTCTGGTAGGGAGAATGTTGGGATGGTGATTTGACGAGCTAATGTAGAAAATGCGTCAGAAGTCGCATCCACCTGATCGTCCTTTTGAGTACGCAATCCACTAAACTCCTCAAGTTCATTGAAGAATGCCTCGTTCCAATCCCCTCTTACAATCCTCACAGAGCCGCTTTCCGCTAATGCAGAGAATGGCTTAAATCTTGTCACTTTACCACTATGCCCTGAAATGCTACATGTTCTTGCAGGAACACCGTGCTCTGCTAATACTCTCAGGTAGAAGGCATTAGCTGTCTTTCCTGCTGCTCCGGGGTCCATAGGAATTGTGACATGACACTCCTCAATGCCGTCTGCAAGTGCAACGTCCACCACAGTTTTAAGAACCTTGTCAGTTCTTGCTCTGAACCTTACAACATCTTCTATATAGTAGATGCCATACTTATCCCGACTCATCTTGACACCAACCGTCCAGTCGGGGTTGGGCAAAGCTGCGCTTACCTCACTGCCTGCAAAGTCCCAAGACCTTACACGAGAGATCGGGTTGTCAGGAGGAAAATCCACGACAGGTGTCCATTCCCTTTTGAAATAACCCGCACCAGATTCTTTGGCTGTCCAACTCCCATGCAGGTATTTAAGCTGGTTAACTTTAGGCTGCGCCAACAAGTTTGCCAAGTACGATGTATTTCTTGGAGGCAACAAATACGGATTGTCGAATACTCCAGTAGGAATAAAACGAAAGGATTTGGGCATGCAAAGACGTAGACGTTCTTCTTTAGTGAAGTTCATCATCTCTTGCTCAGTCATTCCGTGAGCATAAATCATGTTGCGTGGCTTACCGTATAACTCAAACACTTCCTCAGGAGAGTTCCCCCAATGTGCCTTGTTATCAATAACGATAAACCATCTAATTCTGTGCTCAGTGCCCTCTACAGGGACTCCCGTCTCGGGGTCTAGGCAGAACTCAACCCAGTTTTTCAGAAAAGAATTGATGTCTGGATTCGCAGTCAGGATCAGTTGAGGATGAATCTTTGAGTGTGCGGATCGGATACGAGAGAGTAAAAATAGGATTTGATGTTCTGTCCATTTGTCTGCAGCTTCGTCTACGAGGGCGCGAACTAGCTGTGATCCTTGCCAAGAGCCTAGGTCGTCGTCGCAGGCAATTGCGGAGAAGCTAATAACAGCCCCAGATTTAAAATCCCACTTGAGAGCCTGTGACTTGAACTCCCCGCCAAAATCTGTATATACCTGCTTGCTCTCATCCACTAAACCGCCTTGGCGAGTGAGTTCTGGCCGAGTTCTACGGAAGATAGTACAGCGAAAATTAGGGTCGTGGATGCCGTCTAAGTTTTTAGTAAGGCACGTAAAACTGTTGTGGGTTACAATAAAATCTGTTGTTACAAACAGTTTCTCGCTACCAGATATGGAAATGCAGGTAGCAAAGTCTTTTCCAACGGGATGTATGTCGCTAATCCTGTTACCAACACCTTTTGGACGGCAACGGGAAACTTTCCTACTCAAGCGAAACAACCTTGCAGAGTCTTCTCCGCGTATATAGAGCTTATATACCTTGCTGCAAAATACCCTTTCTCCGTCTTTTTTATAACTTCCGATTTTTGTTGTCTGTGTTACTGTGTAACCTAAGCTCCTGAGAAGATAAGTGACTCCCATAGCTAGTTCTTCAGATGTTGTATCAAAAAAGGTCTTACCGGCAGAAGACACATACCCGTCTGTGTCCATTAAACCTTGGACGATACTGAACCTGTCTTCTACAGAAGCTTCAAGATATTGCTTTGGAATAAACTTAGTTTGGGATAGACTCCCATTCAGGCCCAACTCTCTTAGTTGCGGTGAAATTCCTATTACGGTCCTACTTATGGCCTTGTTTGCTGCTCGATTTTTTATTTGAGGCTTACCCAACTGGTAGCCTGCAGTTTCTATTGACCTGAATATATCGTCATCCATAGATGTCATCTGGCAGCTTCCGTTTACAGAGATATATCCATCTCCAAGAGCGCAGCCCAGCACATACGGATCGATTGGTAGGTAACTTTTTTTGCCAAATTCAACCGGCTTTACTACTGGTGTAATAGGTAGGTTTTTCCTTTTCCCTGACTTTTTGGCATTCTCTCTACGTACTTTACTAAGCAGTTCTAAAGTAGTTTTTACTTTAGTGGCTGACTTTCCTCTACCGGCTTCGTGGTATTGCCACAAGTGCTCTCCGCAGCAGTCTATGGTTCTACCATCTTGGAACGTGACTCTATAAATGTCAACGATTCCTTGAGGCCATACGTTCTCAACTTTTTCAACATTGTTGGAGGGAGTTACAACTAAGTCTCCGACCTTAATATCCTCAATGTTAATGAATCCGCTAGGAGTTAATACTTTTTCACCATGCCGTAGCGCCTTACCACCCCCGGCTCCCATTATTTTCGAGTAATCTCGCTACAATTACTCCGCTTTCGCTGCTGCAATTTAGTTTTTATATTTGCAGATAAGACTATATCTTCGCTTCTTGTTTAAGAAGGACTCCCGTTTCCACTCGCTTGAGTGTACGGCTCGCGCCTAGTCGTTGAACGTTATTCTCAGGATTGAGAATCTTCGCTGCTGGTTATCTTTCTCAAGACTTTCCAGCAATTAGAGAGTTGTTTTTTACCCTTGGAGGCAGATTAGTGTTGTTTACCACCAAGCAGGATGACATCTGTTGTGTTATCCGTTAAAAATAGCCGCTGTTTTTCCGACGCGGGACCGTAAATCTTACTCATAAGCAACTTTCTCCTTGTTTCAAAATAACCTCCTCATAGGTTTGTTAATGATTTTAAAGGAGCACAATCAGGATTACTGAGGAGGTTGTCTTGGAGGAGACTCCCGATCATGCTGCTTTAAAACCACTTCAAACAAAAAGCCCCGCTCAGACTTAATCCAAACGGGGCTGTCTGCAAGGACGTACCTTGCAGGAAATGACGAAATTCTTGCATAGGCGGCACGCTCCCTTCCCCTATGACCCGCCAAAGCATTCTCTTTGGCCTCTCCACTATTCTCAATCCTGAGAAATCTTAATCCAACGTCCTAACCGTAGTAAAATCAACTATCGGCCTTTTAGACCCTTCGTCAGACTCTACAAGCCTCCCATTACTGCCGCCCTTAACAAGCTTCAACTCTGCCACCATACGCTGAATCTTATCCGCATTAATCTTCTCTGTAACATCAATATGAAAGTCTAGCAGCTTCGTAGCAGCCGTCAGACGAATCTTCTCATCCTCGCTGTGCATACACTTAAGCAACACATCTACAGCCTCTATGGACGCCTTATCCAACGCCTTGAGCAGCTTTTTCAGCTTAATCTCATCTTGCGTAAAACTGATGTCATCCTTGATTACAAGTAGTTGAGAGCTATTATTGCTCATGTGTGCTCCCGCTAATTAATTTTCTAATATAAACATTGTATCACATAAGTTGCATTTTGTCAAGCCCCCTTGATGCAGAATTTCTTTAGAGCAACAAACTTGACAGGAACACTTGACAAATTACAACATTTATGGTACAATTGCGTTATAAATAAATTCTGCGAGACATTCATGACAACAAAAATAGATGACCTCTATAGCATGTCCATCAATCAGATTGCCATACGTTTCTCCCAAATCTCCCGCCAACGTATCTCACAAATTGTTGCACTCCTCATAAAAGATGATGATGTGGATACGCTTTGGAAAGTGAACCAAGCTAAGGTTGTGCTCAAAGAGGCTAAGAAGAAACGTAAAAGAGAACTTAGGAAAGCTTCTCAACAATGAGAAATTCTTCTTGACAATATGTTTGACGCAGATCAAAATGACTTTCATGGCTTCAACGAAGACAAGATCAACACAACATCAGGAGGAACATGACTTACCCAAAACAATATCCAGAATACGCTACAGGAGACTTCAGTTGCTCCTTCCACTGGCGCTCTCCAAATAAGAAATTGCACAGCATCTTCGTATCTGATGCAGAAAATCTACAATCTGCCCAAAAGCTTGTCATGCAGCATTTGCACGAAACAATGGAAGTGTATGTACTCCCTGTGCTGGCTCTGATTAAAGGAGGTAAGGCATGACGGAAAAACGCTTGGCATCTGTTGAAGACAGTTTTGATCTTGAAGAGTGGGTTATGGAGTATGACTTAGAAGAAACTCGCAACGATCCGCATTACAGTATTTACTACACACCTGAATATGAAGAGGAGCCTTCCAAATGAAACAAACTAAATCAATCGTAAATCCGTCCCTATTCGCTTTCGTAGCAGAAATCGAAGAAGCAATCTTGGAAGGTTGGAACCTAGACCTTGAAGATAATCCTCCTGTCACTTGGGGAGTTGTGTACGAATGCGGTTTGGTTCGAGATGTAGAGGAAGAAACTCCCGACCCTTCTGCAGCTCCTAAGCCAAAAATGACTCGTGCAGAAGCCCTTGCAGCAGCTCGTAAAGCTAAGGCTGAGAAGAAATTGGCATGAAATCTAAAACACTCAAGGAACTGGAAGCCGAGAATGCATTCCTAGCCTCCCTTCTCAACTCTTTCTGGACAGGGGATGTTCCTGAGAATGCCTCTTTGGATCACCTTGTTCTTGCTAAGGCTGGAAGGCATCGGTTGCAGGAGATGAGTAAGAAGCCTGTGTTGTTGACAGGTGGTGTAAGTGGTGGCAGTTAATTATCAATAAACAATAAGAGGTGTTATGAGTCGAAATGCGTCGCGGATGCGCAAAAAGGAGCCAATGGTTGCAGACAAGGCTGTAGTTACAAAAGCTAAGTTTGCTGATGCTAACGAGGGTAAGTTAAAAAGTTTCACCCCAACGCCTTCACAAAAAGAACTGATAAACACAATCCGTGCCAACGTACTTACTTGGGTAGACTCTCCAGCCGGTAGTGGCAAAAGTTCAACAATCCTGTGGCACTTTGCTAAAGAGTATTTGGTAGATCATTCAAAACATATTATTGTTGTACGTACTCCTGTTGAATTCTGTGATGACAAGATTGGGTACTTGCCAAACTCCTTGGAAGCTAAACTAGAAGTGCATTTTGCGTCTTCCAAGAAGATTCTTGAAGATTTTCTCGGGAAAGGGAGAGTTGCTGCTGATATGGACCAGAGAATTCATTTCAAGATTCCGAACTACCTGCTCGGCTCTACTTTAGATAACGCTCTCGTTCTTATCGACGAGGCACAACAGCTTTCTCCGCAAATTCTGAAGCTACTACTAGAACGTATCGGGAAGAACAGCACGGTTGTTGTGGCGGGAGACTCAAATCAATTGTTTGACGCCAAAGGTAAGCGGAATGGCTTGGCTGATGCAATCGAGCGATTCTTTAAATTTGAAGATGGTTGGGTTATTCCTAAATATGAGAATATTGGATACCACGAGTTCTCTATCTCTGAAATCATGCGGTCTGAGATTTGTAAGACGGTTGTTACTGCATACAGTGGAATGAAAGGTGGTATTTAATGGGGCGGGTGTATATTCGGAAAGACTACTCAGGAGAAAAGTTTGGAAGGCTCCTTATTCTTTATGACGAAAAAGATATTATCAAAGACGGAATAAAAATCAGGGTTGTAAAAGTCAGGTGCGAGTGCGGCACAGAATACTCTCCTAGGCTGCACTCGTTAACTAACGGCTCTATAAAGTCCTGTGGGTGCCTCCATAAAGAGGCTGCAAGTAAGACGTGCATAGACAGAAATACTACTCATAAGGACAGTAAGTCTAAGGAGCACAACGCCTGGCAGCAGATGTTATGTAGATGCAGGAACACATCAAGAAAAAACTATGATAAGTACGGAGGAAGGGGCATAAAGGTAGATGCTTCTTGGGAGAAATCTTACGAAACTTTTCTAAAAGACATGGGCAGAGCGCCCGACAGCACTAGAAAGTGGTCTGTTGGTAGGAAAGATAATAACGGAGACTACTGCCCAAGCAATTGTCGTTGGGAAGCTATTGAGCAACAGGCAAGAAACAGAGGTATGCAGAAGAACAATACAACAGGCTTAGGTGGAGTTTATCCAAAGAGATATAGAGGTATTTTACATTATGTGGCTGATTGGTACGACTTTGAGATAAAGAGAAGAAAAACGCGCATCTTCTCTACGCGCAAGTATGGGGAAGCAGTTGCTTTAGCGTTAGCTAAAGAGTGCCGTAAAAATGCGCTAGAAGAAATGAACACAAGGGGTGCTGGATATTCTGAACAGCACGGTAATCCAAGGGAAATTAAGGAGAAATGATGAATGAGTTTAAGATTGACAAACTAAATGAAAAACGAGCAGGCTATCCTTTCTCCGAGTATGATGAATTCCCTATCACGTATTCGCCGGTTAAGGCAGGCGTGTATAATATCTACCTTTACGGAACGATTGAATCCCCTCAACAGTTCATTGGAGCGGTCGAAGTGCTTAATGCCGCCACAGAGAATGACATAGTTGTTATCCATCTTCAGACTAATGGAGGCTCCCTTGACGCAACTGACACGTTACTCCAAGCAATGTCCCACACAGACGGAAGGATTATCGTAAAAGCCTCTGGAGGTGTTCATTCAAGCGGCACAATTATTCTACTTCACGCTGACGAATTTACCCTATCAGATAATTCTAATTTCCTTATACACAATGGATCGACAGGAACAGGTGGTAAGTATTCTGATTACAAAGCTGAGACGGCCTACACCTTGAAGCATATGGAAAAAGTGTTACGGCACACATATACAGGATTTCTTTCAGAAGCTGAGATGGAAGATTTGTTGCGTGGAGTTGACTTGTGGCTTGGGCCTGAAGAGTTCTGTGAACGCTACAACAAACGCAACGAATACTTCCTCGCTAAAGAAGCCGCTGCAAAGGCTCCTGCCAAGAAATCCCGCAAGAAAAAGGAAGCTCCTCCTGAGCTGTAATCATAAGCCCTCACAGAAATGTGTTGGGCTTTTATTTTGCTTGCGTTTTGTAAAAGGACGTTACAGAATTGTAGTTTTTATATTTAAGGAGAGAACTTGAAATTTCCATTTGAACACTTGACACAAGCTATTGCACCAACTGGCTCACGTTATGTTTGTAATCCTGCTCCGACAGATACAGATGAGGATTATGTTATTCTTGTGCATCCAGATAAATTCGATAAGCTGACGTGCGAACTGTTTCAAAGCGATTATGAACTTGGAGGGTCAGATATTTGTGGAGCAGAGGAATCTGATATCAGTGAGTGGGACGGATTCCAGTCGTGGAAGAAAGGGGGAGATCAACCTTATCATCACAACAAGCAAAGATTTCTTTGACAAGTTTGTGAAAGCTACAGAGATGGCTAAGGAACAGAATCTTCTTTTGAAGGATGAGAGGATTACCTTGTTTCAGAAGATTCTGTACAACAACGATCCTAAGTTTGGCGCTTGGGTTTTGGATGGTAAATGTGCACAGTAAAACAACTTAAAGACTGGCTTGAGCAGTTTCCAGATGATACCAAGGTGCAAGTGTTGCAACAAGAGTACGCAATAAATTGGGATACAGAAGTAGAGTATGTTGATCTAAGTTTGTCTGAGTATAGTGATAATTGGAATTATGATAAAGGTATGAATGTTTTATACTTAGGAAATTGACATAGCATAGAACGGCTCTTATGTCCTTTAAGAGCCTATCTATAGCATCCCATCAAACATGTACCAAAGTATTCTGATCGAATCTTTATGGTCTAAATCAAAAGCCTCTTTGCACATGACAGAATACTCTGCTATTTTTACAATAGGCTCGTCTGCATCGTAGCCTAGAAGCAGACTCAGTTTGGCTAATGCTTTGAGGGCAGATTCTTTGTCCATGTGCGTATTTTCTTTGTGCATGTCGTTCTCCTTAAAATTAAACTTTACACCCTCCCTATAAAGCCGTATTGACATACGTCAAATGTTATGCGGCTTTATTTCCTTTATATTGCTTCTTACGAGCCTCAAACTCTTCCTCGTAGGCTTCCATGCTATCTTTCCATTTGGAAATATTCCTTGCGATGCTGTTACGTGGCACTTTGTATTTCTTTGCCAGATCATCTAGCGTAGCTCCGTCCTCTTTCTCTTGGCAAAGCTTGCGCAGAAGCGTAGGGTGAATCTTGAGAGGCTGTCCTAGTTTTGTTCCTTGTGCTTTTGTACGAGCTAGGCCGGATTTTGTTCGAGTAACAATATTGTCCCTTTCCATCTCAGCCATGCAAGCAAAGATGTGCGTAATCATCTTCCCCGCTGGCCCTGTCAAGTCTGCCCCAAGCTGCATCACTTCCAAGCTAACACCCATAGCCTTGAAAGCCTCTACAGTGGAGAGGATATCGATAGCATTGCGGCCAAGACGGTCTAGCATTGTCACAATAACACTGTCCCCTTGCTGCAACACAGCCATCATTTGCTTGAAGGCAGGGCGCTCAAGAGCCTTAATGGTGCCTGAGACTCCATCATCAGCGTAGAAATTCCCATCAGCTACAGCATAGCCCTTGTCACGGATTTGCTTCTTTTGGTTCTCTGTGGTTTGTCCTTTATCTGTGGACACGCGTAGGTAGGCGAAGATGGTCATGAATTGCTCCTTTGTTTATCTGATGTAGTGATTATAGATAGTTATCCCATTAATGTCAACAGGTTTGTGGGATTTCCTTTACAGGGTAAGAAATAATTATCTCCAGCCTCTTTATACATAAATCTTATAAACAAGCAAAATTTCTGTTAGAATTGTTATATTAAATAATATTTCCATTAAAGCTACGAAGGCTTTGACATTTCTCAATGCATGTGGCAGAATGTCTTACGAATTCTTTAAGGAGAAACAATGAAACTAGACGTAGATGTTGCAGATGGGAAATATACAGTGCATATTAATGATGGGAACATGAAGGCAACTCGTTACGGGATGGCTTGGCGTCACCTTACAGGAGATAATTTGATTTACTGGCTTGCTGTGGAGCTTGCAGAGGCGAGGGATATTATTCAGGATATGCGGCTTAATAGACAAGTAGATACGAGAAACACATTCAAGGATTCTCCTTACCACTTACCTGATCCAAGCGATAAGGAGGGGCTTATCTAATGAAAGGCTACGCACACATGAGCAAAGAGAGTGTAATTTCTCTTGCAGAGTGCTCACAAATCTTACTGTGTTTGTGTAACGTGAACAATTTACTAAAGGAGACAAAATGAGCATTAAAGTAGGAGAGGAGCTTGGAAGCAAACTTGTAAAGCTTTTAGGCTTACCAGAATATACAGTATCATTTACGCTTCGCTGTGCTGTAAATGAAATTGTAACAGTGACTTGCGAATATTACCCTGAAGGTCATCTGGAAGATGCTGGTCAGGAAGACTATGAGACTGTGTTTGCAGAATATCGGTTGGAGAGGATCGAGAGTGAACTGTGATTTGATGCTAGGAGATTGTCTGGAGAGAATGGATGAGATTGGAGACTGCAGTGTAGATGCAATCATAGCTGACCTCCCTTACGGTACAACACAGTGTAAATGGGATAGTGTGATTGACTTAGTTACTTTATGGAAACAATTTAAAAGAGTTTCCAAACCTACAACTCCTATTGTCTTATTCGCCCAAACCCCTTTTGACAAAGTATTGGGATGCTCCAATCTTGTATGGCTTAAGTACGAGTGGGTATGGGAGAAGACTAACGCTACAGGTCATCTCAATGCTAAGAAAGCCCCAATGAAGGCTCACGAGAATATTCTTGTATTCTATGACAAGCCTCCGACATACAATCCTCAGAAGACTTCGGGCACACTAGGAAAGTGAGTAAGGCAGAGCATCGTGTAAATTCAATGGACAGCGATTGCTATAATAAAGGATTCGTCAGAAATACTTATGATAGCGATGAGCGTTACCCTAGAAGCGTTCAAGTTTTTAAGAGTGATACACAAAAACAGGCTTTACATCCTACACAGAAACCTTTATCTTTGTTGGAATATCTTGTCAAAACATACACTAATCAAGGTAACACTGTGCTGGATTGCACAATGGGGTCAGGCACAATAGGAGTGGCATGTGTCAACCTTGGAAGAAATTTTATCGGTATTGAGAAAGATGAGAATTATTATCAAATAGCTTTTGAGCGGATTGCTAATGCACAAGGGAATTTGAAAGAATCTGTGTAGTTATTGTCCAATCATTAGGTCTGTCCAATAATAATGGACGAACAAGACTACTGGACAATATTTCTTAAAAGCAACACATATATGGCTTGTCTCTTCATTGAGGCAGGCCATTTTTATTTTAAAAATTTTTTGAAGCACACCCTTCTCTGGCAATTTCAATATTGCTGTCTGGAAATATATCTAGACTACTTTAGAAGTCTTTAGAGGCTTTATATTTGTAGCTGCACCATCACTATTCCATCCCTTTTCTAATCGCTTGTAGGGGCTGTAAAGGCTTCCTATTGGCATTCTATTCTCTATTGTTCACTTTCGAGTTCAATTGTAGACGGCTTTTGAGGAAATGTCAAGTTTTCTGTTTTGGATTCAGTATTGCCTGTGGTGCTTAACCGGCCTTGGTAGGGTCTAAACAGGCTCTGATCCGCTGTAAAATATCGTTTTAAGACCGTTTCCAGCCCATCCAATACCTCCCTAGCCTCCATCCTAAACGATCGTTTCTAGCGCCTCTAATCGATTCATACAGTAGTTTTCGTTTCCCTGCTTGTCCCATTAACGGTCGATAGCGGTATGCCTCCTCGATAGGAGACGTTTAAAGCGATCTGTAGGGGAGATGTATAGCTGATTGATTTGATGCTGATAGCAGGCTGATTAGCTGCCTTGCCGTGCATGTTGAGTGCTGTCCGCTGGAGCTGGATAGCGTTATGCGTTGACTTGCTGCATTGATTTAGTTATTGCTTGTATGCAATTGTTAAATCTTGATATCAGGAATGTCACATATTGGTACTGGAGCGTACCAAGATTGCTGAGTAGCATCAACTAGCATCATATTTTAACAAACAGACTAGATTAATAGTTACTCGCAATAGACCTGCCACCACCTTACAAGCCATTGCAAAGCACAATAAGACTAACTTTAAGTCCCTTGCATAATGCAAGTATGTTACAAACAACATTGATTGCCGCTCATATAGTTATACGTAATAACTCTATGCAGTAGTATAACTATAAAGCATATAACCTACAGGTTAATTACGACTAGCATTGGATAACCACCCTATACAGCATTCTTAATAGCCAATTGCAAGCCCGTACAGGCCCCATAAGGCCGTCAATAAGCCTGCCCTATACCACCCTACATACTCGCACAGAAACGCATTAGAAAGCCTGTAATCAAGCCACAATAGAAAAAGCCCGGACTATGCCGGGCCTATGCTGGAGGGTGTGAGACTTACTTGCCGAGGAACTTTTTAACCTCTTCTTTGAGTCTTTCGGCTTGACGCTTTTTGTTATGTTGCACCACGTATGCTTTTCCTGCTTGAATCCATTTACCATCTTTAAGGTATTCGTTGCGGATAATGTTACCTGCGGACTCTACTACCCGCACTTTAGTGCCGTCGCTATATTCTACCTCGTAAGCCATTTCGCCCTTCATGCTGTAGATTTGTGCGTTTTTGATGGTAATCATTTGTTATCTCCGTTGGGTTGTTTGCTGCAGTGATGTAATCATCTCATGAATTTCTAACCTATGTCTACAATTATTTGAAATTATTTTCGTTGTATTTTCACCACAACATATAATTGCCCCAAAGCAACATGCCCGCATGCTTATAAGTTGCTATGCACTGCCTTCCCACAAAATGTCGCTGTCGCTCTAGGCTTCGCCTTTGCACAATCTCCCATATTCATGGTATTGACAGATTGCAACATATGGTATATAATAGACTCTTTATAAGTATATTCTACACACACACACTATAAAGGATGTTGAACGAATGGCAGTAGATAAGCAAAAAGCAATCGATCTACGATTAGCAGGCAAAACACACAAAGAGATTGCACAAACAATAGGTTGCTCTGTTGCATGGTGCAAAGCCAACCTAAAAGGAATGAAGGCACCAAACAATGATGCCCCAGTAGTAGGGGAGATTGTAAGGCGGGGACTCTCTCAAACAGGAATAACTAACGGGGAGATATACCAGTTAGCAAAACAACATTACAGCCTTTCGCACAAACAACTAGACCTTAAAGTTGGACAACTAAAAAGACTTGCACTAAAGCAAAACAAAGATGTAGTAATCAGGCCGTACTGGTTAGTACCGTCATTACCTCAAGATAGTGTAAACACAATGATGGACTCAGCTCAAGCAATCTATGAACGTATAAACCTTGCTTCGCTTGAATTTAGGGATAAGTATTGCTTAGATGAAACACACCATAAAAGCGTGTTTTATTCTATGTGTGCTTTAGCTAGTGGTGAGAGTAGCCCGTTGATGCCTCAAGGAATCTTGAGTTATGGAGATTACCTAACTTCCATCATTGATAGGCTAGAGGATCGGAAAAATAAGTAGTCGCCTTATAGACTATATACTATTTATAACTGAAAGTATATTTCAATAAATAGACTTCCGTCACCCTATTGACAACAAGTAGATTTATACTTTCTTGAACACAGAAAATAGACCTTAAAATGACCGAAGAAAAGTATGATTTAGTAGCACGATTCATCAATACACCTACACTAGAGAACATCTCTGATGCTGGCGTAGACGTACTATATGCAAGAATAATGAAACGTTTAAGAACTCGCCTTGCTAGACTGTTGTATTTAGACAACATTGACAGTATGCCAGATCATGAAGTTTTGTTAAGACTTCACTTGTAAACATTGAAAGAAACCAATGAATAATCCTTCACCTTCCTACCTCCTGTTTTACTATACCTCCTGTAATGCAAAAGATATCGGCCTACCCGTCTCTGAGTCTAATATGCTTTCCGCTTTGATAGCTCACTGTGACGAGCAAGCAAAAGGATATGTTGCATCTTTGTCTTTAGAAGAGATAAGAGCCAAAACTGGAATGTCAATTAGAACAGTCCTATCTTGTCAAAAGAAACTTATAGATAAGAATTATATTAAGGTATTGTCAGGCCGAGGACTGGGAAACTGTAACAAATACGTTATTAATTCGAGGAAAATTGTTGATGCGTACAACCTATCAAACGATCCTGTAATAATCTCAGATACTGCACTGGAACAATATGTATATGATAACGCTGTATCCTCTGAGATTGCGACTAGAGACACTACAGGCTTGCGTAAAGGAAAAGCCTAGCCTAGAAACACAAAAGCCTGTATTGCCTTAATAGGCTTTACAGGCGAAGTTGCAGGCAATAAATCTTAAGCAACAATCACTTGATACATTACAAGAAGAATCCCACTAACAAATACTAAAGCCATTGCCGCATACATTGCCGTTTCGAGATGCCTTAGAAACTTAGTCATGATTTTCTCCGCTTGTTTGTTGGTATGCCTAAAGAATAGGGCATCCTGCCCACAATTGCAAGCCTTATTTGCACAAAACAGAAAATAATTTATTTGTTGCTACATTACAACGTTTCCGTAAAATTCCCGCTATTCACAATCCGCACGGAAACGTCACAAACGAAACATAATGTCTGGCACTCCTTTTGCTTTAGCTTCGTCTTTAGTCAATGGCTTGTCTGATATAACCTTGTATTCTTCATGCCATAGGGAGTTTATAACAAGTCCTGAACAGCTTGCATACCCTAGAAACCCTTTTGCTGTCCATTCCTCGCCCCTTGCAAGCTTGTCCAATACATCAAAATCTGCTTGCTCGGAATGTCCGTCTGCTAATGGCTCCCAAAATAAGCCGCAATGATATGTTATTGTTTTGTCCATGTTTAGTCTGCCAGAGATACGCCAATGCCATATTTAGAAACAAGCCGGTCCGCTTCTTTTAAGGCGTCTGTTCTTGTCATGTTTGGAAATTTTGCCGTCAACTCGTTTGCAAGTCTGGCAACATCATTGATAATTGCCGTTTCCCTTTGATGTTGCATTCTCTGCCACCTTCGAAGCTGAGTCATATTCATCATTTCACCTCAACAATAAGCCACGACGCAATAAGCGCCTCAACAAATTCCTCGAATGTTGCTTCCGTTGCTTGTGTGACGTTTTCCATGTCTGCCTCTGTTTGTTGATCCAATGAATGCATTATTGCACAGAGAATTCTCAATTGCAAGAATTATTTTATCTTCTCTCTGAACTTGTCTACATCATCTTGCGTGATGTCTGATTTGTCAGAAAGCCTAAAGTCTCCTACTTCCAGCGTAGTAGATAGCCAATCAGTGGCGCACCAATCATTCCCAAAATCTATAACTTTTTCTGTGCCAATAAAGCACATGTAATTGCCCCAACGGTTCTTTTTGATTCTTATTGTTCTGTTCATAAGCACTCCAGTTATTTAGGAACAACATCAAGCAGCCATTCCCCACTACAGGAACAGAACACTAAAGCACAAATGTACAGCCCTGTACGCTCTAGCTTGTTCCTTGCAATCTCTGCAGCTTCTTTAGACCAGAATGGAATGAATGTATCTTTAGACATTACATCAGACATGACAGCCCCTGCGATAATTTAATACAACAATTATTGCATATGTCTTGAGGAAATGCAAACGAAAACGTTCCTATCAAGTTTGATGCCTGATAGGAATTCTCAATTGTGGGAATAGGGTAGGCTATACACCCCAGTAAAACCCATTACGTTTCTTCGCTTCAAGCCAACGATCAAACGGCACATATTCTCGTGTATATTGCATCTCTGCAATGTGAGCATTTACGGCGCTGTCATAGATTGAATACATTACAAAATCTCCAATCGGATTGGGTGGAACAGTCTTTCTTCACCTGTAGCAAGTTTTACGAGTACGCAAACCTCTTTGTAGTCGTTCAGCCCTAGGCCCGTAACGTGCCCTACTTCGTCCGGCTTCACCAGATTATCGGCAATCTCTACCACACTACCTAGTTTAAACTGTCCAATGTCTGATTTGATATAAACCATGATAGCCCTTAAATCGATTTAAACGCGTTTTGAGCCGTTTTCTGTGTTTCCCTTGTCCAGACCTTCCCCTGCTGCTTTAAGGCGCTCTGAGGCCGTTTAAAGGCTTCTGCTTTAGGCTTTGTGCGGACATTCTTTGTGTATGATGTATTTGTTTGCATGTTATGCATTCTCAAGAAAATAAAACATTGATTGATAGCTATACAAGCCGCTATACGCTTCAATGCCGTAGGGCAATCCTTTGGACAAGCCTGTAAGGACGTTGTGTGTCACTATACACTCCGGCCAACGACACGCATTGCTTTCTTCATTGCAATTTTGCGCTGATGTGCATTGCCGCTAATGCCTGACAGCTTTCGTGCATAACGTTTGCCTTTTGGAGCTTCTACGCCGTGGTCAATGAATTTGCCCAGTGATACGGCATTGCGGGCTTCGGTGCGTGTGCTAAAGAAAATTTGCATTGCTATCTCCTTTTGAGGATTAATTAAGAACCGTTTGAAATCTTGCCGTCGCATGCAAAAGCATGAAACATGCAATAACCTAACTCCTTTGCCGCGTCATCGTAGGGCAATCCTTTAGTTACCTGAAACCCATATGTAACTGTAAAACTATCAATTCCAGTCTGTTCTACTTTAATAGGGAATGCCATGTCGTTAAATTCCGCAACTAATTGTGTTTTCATTTCGCCATCTTTCCGAATAATAACTTTCGTTTAGCTCAGTTCGTTAGTCAATGAACCTATTATTGCACATGATTTCAGGCATTGCAAGAAGTTTCTTGTTGTTTATTAACAACAAACTTGATTGAAAGCGTTCTGTCAATAACGTGACGGTCGCCGAAATTGAAGTCGTCAACAATCTTGCCGTACACAATACGAACAGAATCTCCGTCTCGCACATCATTGATCGACACTAAAGCCATGTCTAAGCCGTCAAGCTTTGTTCGGAAGAATCCACCATCTAGAAATAATTCCATCAATTCTTGAGAGGATTTGTCGGAGTCGCCTGTTAGGGGGAAAATCACATGTGATTCCATTGTGTGTAGCATGTTGGGCCTCGTTGTTTGTTAGCGTGTAAGGCTATCATTGCAAATAACTCTAAATATTTTTCTTTAGATTGTTCTTTTCCAAAAACTCATCAATTGTCTTCTTGCACTCTACAACTGTATCTTCTGCGATCCATCGTTTCATGCCATTAAGGGGATCATAAATTACATAATAGGCAACATCTTGTTTTCTCGGTTTCCGTGGAATAACAACAGAATTAACAACTTTAAAATCTGCTCCGGCATGATATTCAGGCAATATCACAAAACCTTTGTATTTCATTTTGTGCCTCTTTGGTTGTTATTGAATGAGTCTATTATTGCAAATTTCCTGCGAGAATTCTAATTGATTTTGCCTATTACCTGTTATTGTTTAATAGCATTTGATGCCACCCATTCGGTGCAACGCTTCCGGCTCAGGCTTGAGAACTGGATTTTTCCCGAATGGGATAAAATCACTTGCCACAATGCACAGTTACGTTTTACGGCATATATGCTGGACATATCATTCCCCAAAATAAAATTGACGGCAATAGTCAAGCAGGGTTTCTTGTTCTGCATCAAAAAATCGAGTCCACGTAGTGCCCCAATCTTGATATTCGATCCATGCCCGGCAAGGTTCATTGTGTTCGTCAAGTTCTCCCCGAATCTGCGCGGCAGGGCCACCAGTGCAAAGCAGGATGCGGAATTCGCTTGCCTCCAATGTCTCGCCCAAGCTGTGCCAATCGGAGCGCACTTCAACGGATAGCGGATCATTGTTGATAGCTTCGCGGACAGCATCTTCGCTATCATATCCGGATGCCTGCTCTGTCAACTCTTGCAACTCTTCTTTTTCATCGTCTGACATGTCCCCCTGTTCCATGTCCTGCAATTCTTCCAGCCGGTCGAAATCGCATTGCAAAGCATGCACCAATTCGACGATGCTGGCGTATTGTGCAGCGGCTTGGGATTGTGCGTTATCTTTTTCCATTTCAGGCTTTCAAAGAGTTATTTAGAACAAGCTTCATTTTACATATAATTTTACGGAATGCAAGAACTAATTCTTGATAGATTTTTGTTTTATATTTAGCTTGCATTCACCGTATATTTTTTGCAATTCAATGAGTAAAGGTAGGTATTCATCTTTAGATGCGAGTACCGTTATCGATAACAACCCTTTATAATCCGCTTCGCCGTGCTGTCCGATGTGCTGATAAGACATCATCAGACCGTTGTAAGGGTTCACTTGTTGCGGGAAGAACGCAATAATATCTTGCTCCGATTTAAACTTTCTGAATATAACATCCATTATTTTCCCCGTTAATTTCTCAATCCTGAGAATTGTTCCCAATTGATACCTAAGTATTGCACTCCTATTACCGCATGTCAAGCACTTTTCGCAGATTCTTTCAATGCCTCGCCAATCCGCCTGTAAGCTTCCTTTGTCATTCCTTCTTCTAGTATGTAGAGGAGCAATGATTCCAGCTCTTTACAATGCTCTGCAATGATCTTTACAGTGTCCACAGGCGATTCTTTAGGCTCAGACGATAGAAGCTTATCGGATGTCATTTAATCGCCCCATAGGCCAGCGTGACGCACCATATAATGATTTGTACGCCATCCTTCCAAGCTGTGCGCTTATATGGCCTTGTCGGATTCAGGATGCCAGACTTATTAGCAAATTGATCTGCTGCAGCATAGTCGTTAAATTTGATAGTGGTCATGAAGGTTCCCTGTTTGTTATTGAAAGCATAACAATAGCAGAGACGATAGCAGGTGGTTTGATATTTGTCAAATGTTATTTGATTGGATGCTGGAAATTTATTTGTAGAAAATTCTTGCGTGTTATGGAATATCATGCAATAATGAATTTATCGGCACTGTTTCAGTGGTCGATTAATCCGAAGCTGGGCGAGTGAATTGTATAGCAGATAAAAAGAAAGCCAGCGCGAAGCTGGCTAGTGTATTGTCAGATAAAAAGAATTTTTGGCTCTTGCCTGTTTGCTGCTAGTGCCATTTTACAAGCCTTTTGATAATGCTCTAGACAGAGTTGCCTTGCTTCCTGCTCAGTTTTGAATCTTCCAATCTTTTTAGGCTTTTCGTCGCAGTCATTACCATCCGAATACATCTTATGAAGCGATACAAGACCATTTGCAATATAATAACAATATATCATGCTATGCCTTAGTTTATTGTTTTGCGTGAAATGTTAGGAAATTATTAAGATAACTAATTCCCATTTCCAAACCTGCTATGTCTGATCCTATGTCTTTTGCAACTTCGCAGGCTGCAGAGCCGTCAGGTAGGATAAAATCTAATGTAGTGGTGGCATGGCTTTTCTTTGCGGCCAATACCGTAGAATCTTTGTCAATATATTGTTTTGCTCGCTGGAGATGATACAAAACAGTTCCAATGCTTCGCACTTGCGCGGCTGTTAGTTTTGCCATGATATGCCTTATGCGTCTGGATGTTCTGAATTATAGACATCTTTTGCAAGTTCTAGCAGAGTTTTTGCTTGCTCTTCGGTTAGTCCGTTATGCTCTGCAAATGTTGGAATTGATGCGTAGTTATTCCACCAATCAAGATATAACAGCGTTAGATATTGCCTAGCGTTTTGCATATTATCCTTTATATCCGAATTCTTGAGCGATGGCAACTTCGCCGGGCGAAAGCTTGCGAATACGTGCCCACTCAATAGCCTTTTCTCTAATCTCTTTACCACCTACGGCCTTGCACATGATTTGTTCGTGCGCAGTTTGGCACATGGCGAGATTTTCTGTTAGTGCGTCTTTTAATTGCTTGATTGTCCAAGCAGGGATTCTATTGCCGTTCATTGTGTCGCCTTGTATTGTTTCGCCATAAATTCATTAACACCATAGCCAAAAATAGTATCTGACGCAACATCTAACAGTCTTTCGACAAAGAATGTTTCATCGTCAAAATCTGTATATGTGTTTCCATCGGAATCAATCTTGTTTTCGCATGTGCTAAATACTGAGTGATTCTTAAAGCCAAGTGCGCGCATCGTGCTTTCGGCATCTTTACGCGACTTAAACGGGCCGGCAATAGTTTGAGTTTTCATATGAGCGCCTTCAATGTATTAGCAGGAACCCACAATATAGCAAGCTTTCCGCACACGTGCAAGAAAATTTTATTTTCTCTTATGCATTGACGACTGGGAAATTTAAGCGTAGATTCTGCAAATCGGCGTAAATCGACTGAGGAGAGTGTATTGCCTAAATATTTGTAATGTAACTTAAAACTATCATTAACGCGTTATCGATTGATTTATCAATCATAAGTAGGGAGACGGAATCGCCGAAGGGCATTAGTTGACATATCAACGATTGACAATGCAAGTATTGACATCAAGCAACATCTGCGCCTGCGCGAAAATACACATGCACCATATATTCTCTATATTTCCGCTCGGGCGCGCGCATGAGAGTCGGTGTAGCAATTTTTCACATTGTGAAATGGCCCCATCAGAATCGACTTTACGATTTTCTGGAACGAGCATTTCTGCCTTACAGCAAAACTGCATATATTTTATATTGTATGCAAACTTAAGTGCATAAGTAGTAAGTAGAACTACTCATAAGGAAACGGCTCAATCACAGGAGCCTTAGTAAGATACTGAAAGTGTGTTACATTCCTGCCAAAGTTAATTGGACTACCGCCAACATACCCACGATACCAATAAGCATTACCTTCGTAGTCAATTTCCTTCAGCATTGCAACGCCTACACGAATTGCAGGTTTCTTAAACAGCTCGCTCCAATATTTATCTGAAGTATTCAGTTCATCATTCTCCAACAACTGCACCCAAACATCCTTCGGAGGTAGGTTATTCACATCAAGCACAGGTATCCAGCGATAATCACATGTACGTACTTTCTTGCCTTGATCGAGGTAAACCTTCATCCAATCTTCTTCTGTTTTGATTGTCCACATTATGGTGCTCCTTATTAAATATTATTGAAGATCAAATTATGCCACACTTTATAGGCAAAGGTAGGGGAATGCTGCGTACATCTGGCCATACATTCTGGAAATCGAGGAATCAGTCTCAAAAATTCAGGAATTCATTCCTAAAATCCAAAATAGCCTTCCCAATACCTAGAACATCCCTCAAGCATGCCTCGTATGCTTGCGAGAACGGCCATAGAAGCGTTTAAATTGCTCTCAAGCTACCACCATAGCCTGAACAGGAATAAAGGGCTGTAAGCCTAGATACTCTGCGCCCCAGAAGGCCACTTGCGCTTTAAATGCGGATGCGGCGCGAGAACGGTAAGCATAATAGCTCCTGAAGTGCCTACTTCCATATTTCCCCACATACTTCCCCTCTCGCTTATTTCTGCTTTGTGTAATTTTCATAAATCCTCCAAATTATGTCCGAAAAATGTATAAGAATTTCTGACAAATCACTTTCTCTCAATCCTGAAAGTAATTCCTTGCTCATCAATAACAATCCCTGCAACGTACTCGTCTTCACTAACAAGAAGCTCTCCTGCTTCCTTCATTGTACGGATAATTCTATTAAAGCTTGCAAAAGATATGACGCCACATTGATCTTCTACAGGAATGTTAGCACGTCCTGATAGTGTTATTTTCATTTATTGCTCCATAAACAGTTTGTTGCAGGAAGGGCACCCGTACACAGGAACACGATCTGTACTGTAGAAAGCCTTACGCTCAAGTTCAATAGGAAGTTGGTAGAATTCTCCTTCGCTCCCCTCTACAACACCCATAACATCTCCGCTCCAGCCGTGCTCGTATTCACAATGTGGGCATTTCATCTCTTTCTCCTTCAAAATAATATGTGCCAAGAATACACTCCCTAGCACATCCTTGTCAAGCTGAAAATTCAGGAATTTGGTTTCAGAAACTGGAAGCGATAAGAGACATGCCCACATTCAGGTTGAAGACACTCCAAACGATTCCACAGAAATCCTTTTCCTAGCATTGTGCTGTGGCAATGAGGGCAGAAACTTGAGAAGAACGCCCCCTCGTGGATAATCCTATTGGGAGGTGCTTTTGGAGTGGAAGGGACTTTCATAGTATTTACTCACTTCTTTCAAAAATCTAAACTGACCTGTTGGTTCTTGAAATAATCTGGCTTGAACCTTTCGGAATTGGGGTTTCCATTATATTCCCAAACCATTTCATAGCCATTACACTCGTAAAATTCTCGGGCTTGAAAGAAATGGTCCCAGTCATACGATGTTCCGTCAGGTTCACGACTCTTATACCAGACCTCCATCATATTCCCTGTAACAGAGATTTTCACAATTGGCTTCATATATTCTCCTTAATACTTCTTCCCACCAACAGACTGCCGAGCATCTTTAGAATGGTCGATTCTTGAGCGATTATATTCCATCTTCTCCGCAATAGCTCCTCCAATATCATACCCATAAGCACCCGATAAGTCCATGATTCGAATCACAGCATCGGCAAGCTCCACTTCAGCCATCTTTCGATGCGGCAGCTTATCGTCCACGCAGTCTTTCCTATCACCTTCCATAGCTTCCGCAATCTCTGATACGATTAGCATGAGCTTGTTACTGAATGTTAGAGGATTGTCTTTTGTAGGATTGCCTTCTGCATCATGCCACCACCCTGCATCGTAGGAAGCTGTGTGACACACTTGCTGGAGGAGGTTGGCTGCTGATTCTACCTCTGCTGCAACTGGCGTACAAGCTTCCGCAGGAATATAGTATTCTTTGTGTATTGCATTATATTTACCATCTAAGTCTTGATGAATCTCTAGTACAACAAATTCATCCCCAAGAAACTTATCAATTGCCCAAGCATACGCAACTTTTTCATGAACAATCTTCACACGTTGCCCGATTTTAAATTCTTTCATAATCACTCCCAATTAACTAAAAACAACCCAATACGCACTGTAAACTAATAGTAGGACTCCCCATGTAATTAGGGGAATTCCTATCCCCCATACGAGTGCACCTGAGGCAATCATACCGAATTCTCTACAGCCGTCCTTGTACTCTCGGTATATTCCAGTAGCAATACCTATAAAAATAAGTAATATTGTAATCTTTATAGCAATAATCTCAGAAGAAGACAGGGAAGAAGGGTACACAGTATTGACACAAGAAGCGTATTCTTGCATCTGTGAAATTGAGGCTTTTGCACTGTCAAATACTTGAATCACACTCTTACAAGCCATTTCTTTAGCTTCTTGTGCTTGTTCTGCAGCAATCACTGCAATAGCTGTAGCTCCTGTGCTCATTGCATTCCTCCTTTAAAATCATACTCATTCAAACTCTTCTCTCCCGAAAGCTGTGCAATACGTGAATGCAACACATCGTGCTCAGAATAATATTGTGCAATTGTCTTGGCTTGATCCTGAGCAACAATCTGGAGAGCCTTAAATTTTTGATTAAGAGCTTCTACAGTGTTCCACATTGCTACCATACACTCGTCGTACAGGTCGAAACTATCCTGCTGCATATTGAGCAGGCTTTCCAGATACATCTGATGGCATTTGATGCCAATGTCGTCATTGTTGTTCATTATTCTTCCTCCTCGCACCATTCAAGAATTTCATCAAAGCATTTCTCACACATCCCTGAAATCTGTGTCTCAGCAGCACCTTCTTGCGTGAACACGTTTTCTTTAGAGAACTCCTCTTTGCAACATACGCAGTTCGTATAATTAAGTACCTTTACAGTCATTGTTCTTCCTCTCCTATAAAATAATTGCAATGTAGCCCATCGTGTTGGAGGCTATGAACAAAGGCTATTTGGCGTATTTGAATATCCTCTGGAAAATCAACATCTGTAAAGCGCAGACACTTCTCTTTGATTGTGCAGCCATAGCCTCTGCACCGGCATGTGTCGTATGAGAGCTTCAAGTATTCTCCTTGTGTTTGTTGACATACGTAATATATTCTGCGACATTCTTTCTGTCAAGGAAATGTTTGAGATTTGTCAAACAATGATGCCTAGAAACAACAATGTGACGTGGCTACAACAATTTCTCAAGCATGAGAATTTCTATTGACACAGGGTATTTATACCAATAGAATGAGCAACAATTCAACAAGGGAGGGCTTATGAAAGCTAGCGATGTTTTAAGGAAGGCTGCTGAAGATATCAGTAATCAAATGAATTACGACGATGCCAACGGGTGTTGTGATGCTATAGAGCATGCTTTCGGAGGCTGGCACGAGTACCCAGACGCCAAGTATCGTGCTTATGAGGATTTGAGAGATTTGTTTGAGAATGAGGAGGCGTACTGGTTTGGGCTACCTTGGACAGAAGACAATACAAGAGTAAATACAGAAGCACAAAACCACCGAATCATTGCCCTTCTGTTGACAGCAGATATGGCAGAAAGCGTGGGAGACTGATATGACAGACAAAGAAAAATTGGAAAAGTTGCTGACGGAGTTTGGTGTAAAATTTAGTATTGGGCAACAAGAGGGCTGGCATGACACCATCACTGTGATAGAAAACTTGTACGACCGCAACTCAAAGGTAGGAGGCTATTGCGGTTTTTACACAACATTCGTCTTTGATAAAACTGGTAAATTTATTAGCATGGGAGCATGGGAATGACTGAGCGAGCACTGGCAACAATTCGTAAGATTGACGAAATTAAGACACATCCTAACGCGAATGCATTGGACATTGCTGTTATTGACGGATGGCAATGTGTAGTCAAGCGAGACGAATACAAGGCAGGAGATATTGTAGTGTTTTGCGAAATCGACTCTTGGATTCCCGACAGCATTGCCCCATTTCTCAGTAAAGGTAAGAAGCCACGAGAATATGAAGGTGTTGCAGGAGAACGTCTACGTTCAATTAAGCTTCGTGGGGAGTTGTCACAGGGTTTGGTACTTCCTTTAACTGGCTTTGACGCTTACTTTAAAGACGCTGGTAAAACATTATTTAATGTCGGAGACGATGTTACAGTCTTCCTAAACATCAAGAAGTGGGAAAAGCCCATCAACCCGCAGCTTGCGGGGCTTGCAAGAGGAAACTTCCCGTCATTTATCCGCAAGACAGATCAGGAACGCATTCAGAATCGATTTAAACGCATCTCTGAAGAACAGAAGCAAGACTTGTATGAAGTGACGTTGAAGATTGATGGAAGCTCTTGTACGTTCTACCATAAAGATGGGGAAGTGGGAGTATGCTCTCGTAATCTTGAGCTGAAGACGGATGAGAGTAACGCTAACAATATGTACGTCAAAATGTTCAATGATCTTGGCTTGCGTGATAAACTGACTAATCTCGGCCTGAATATTGCTATTCAAGGAGAGCTTTGGGGAGCAGGGATCAACGGAAATTGGGAAGGTATTTCGGATGTCCGCTTTAATGTGTTCGACATTTTTGATATTGACAAACAATCCTATATGAATGCAACAGGTCGTCGCAATATCACAGAAATGCTAGGACTGGACCATGTACCCGTGATTGAGCATACAACTCTTGAAAAGTTCAACTCTGTTGCAGATTTTCTTGCTTATGCAGATCGTCCGAGCATTTATAATAAGGTTGCTGAAGGCGTGGTTTTCAAGTCTATTTCAGCCCCGGATTTCAGCTTTAAAGCAATCAATAATAATTTCCTTTTGAACGGAGGAGAGTGAATGCCTACATTGTACGAAATCATCAAGTCCTTGCAAACAACGCAAGGCAGTAATGCAAAGCAAGCAATTCTTGACGCGAACAAGAATAATGAGTTGTTGCGGGAGTATATGAAGGCTGTTGCATTCTTCTAAAATAAGTTATGAAATTACCTAGTAATAAGAGGTTCATAAACCTTGAAAGCCGACAAATTGACGACATAACAGTTCTAAAATATATCGGCAAGAGCAAGAACAAACAATCTTTATACCTTTGTGAATGTGTGTGCGGCACGCGGGTAAGCCGCTCGTATTCGACACTTATAGGTAAAGGTAACCATAATTGCGGATGCAAAAAGAGGCTAAGATTTACTGCAAAGATGTCAAGAGGGTGGGAGCACCATGCGTACCAGATAGCTAATCTGATACCAAATTATTTTGCTGTCGATGTTAAAGATGGGAAATGTACATCTAGCTGGAAATTTTATTGCAACGTTTGTGGAGAGTATTTTGAGCGGTCCCCAAATAGGCTTAAAAGGCATCCAGACGTGTACCCATGCTCCTGTAGGTTTCTGATTAACGAAGACATCCAATCTGTTGAAGATGAAATAGGGACTGCCTGCGCAGCCGCAAACATTATTTTTGTCGGGTGGGTAACGGACAAGTACCTTGGAAGAACTAGCACATTTGTTCACGTAAGCTGCCCTGTACACAAGGACGTAAAGACTGTCTCAGTATCAGAGTTAATAAACCACCAAACTGGTTTATTATGCTGTGCTACCAGAGGGTTTAAGACAAACCGTGAAGGCTATTTTTATCTGACTAGATGGAATACAGAAGATGGATGGTTTTTGAAATTTGGTATAACAAACAATGTCAAAAAGAGATTTAAGACGCAAAAATCTAAAACTTCTGTTGACGGTTGCCTACTACTTTCTGTAAAGTTTGATGTAGGCACATTGGCAAAACAACTAGAAGACGTGTTTAAGGAAAACTTTAAGGGCGGCTATGTAAGTAAGCAACTATTTCCAGATGGCTATACAGAAACATTTGAAAGACTAAGGTTTTTAGAGGCAGTGAGCCTAGTAACAAACTTCATTGAAAAGGCGGGACATGGAACTCTACAATATTATTGAGCAACTAAAAAACGCAGAGGGTACAAAAGAGAAGCAACGCATACTCGACAACAACAAAGATAATGAATTGCTTAAAGCATACTTTAAGGCAATCCTTGATCCATCCGTGTCCTATTACCAAACAACTCTACCTAAGTTTGCAAACGCACCAGAATCTTGCCGGCTGCCTTTCAGATTTAGCACGCTTGATCTACTCAAATCTCTTTCTGAAAGACGTGTTACGGGAAATACTGCTAAAGAGTATCTTGCGCGTGGAGTGTTATCAATATCTGACGACGAAGCTCAAGAACTTATTGAGCACATCATCAAGCGCAAGATTGCAGGAGCAAATGTTGGAGAAACTGCGGTGCTGAAGACATGGCCCGGATTGTTCTTTGTTCCCGGATACATGCGCTGTAGTTTGATGACGGACAAGATTCGCAAGCACTTTGAAGGGCTAGATGCAATTATCTGTCAAGTAAAGGCTGACGGATCGTTTCTGTACTTGATGAAGCGCCCGAATGAATACCCTAAGGCGTTCACCCGTAATGGTAACGCATACCCTCGATGGCTGGCTATACTGCTAGGAGATGGCTTGCCAGAAGGTGTGAATGTCGTCCTTGCAGGGGAGCTATTGGTATATCCAGCGGGGCAGTGTCAAGCGTTTCCGCTATCCCGTAAAGAGGGTAACGGAGTGCTGAATTCTGTCCTTCAGGGCGAGGACATTGAATCGTTTGATGAGTACAACTTCTGCATGCAAGCGTGGGATGCACTTCCTGTTAGGGATTTTGAAGAAGGCTTGTGCGAGATTGAGTACACTCATCGCTTCGATAAGCTCTTAAAGTTCGCAGATGAGTGTCCTAACATCGAAGCGATTGAATCACACGTTGTCAACAATCTTGAGGAAGCCTACAAAATTTATTCCAAATACACAGCAGCAGGCTTTGAGGGAGCTGTCATCAAAGACCCTTCGGCTCCTTGGAAGGATCACACAAGTCCTTTCAATGTCAAGCTGAAAATTGAGTTTGAATGTGAGATGAAAATCACAGGCTATTACGAAGGCGAAGGAAAAGCCAAAGGAATGCTGGGAGGCTACACAATGGCATCTTCTGATGACAAAATCGTGACGAATGTCGGCTCAGGATTTTCTGACAAGCAACGTAAAGATGCGTGGGAAGCAATTTGCAACGGAGACTCGCCTACAGGATACATTGCCACAATCAAAGCGAATGACATCATCTCGAAAGAGGGAAGCAATGTTGAGAGTCTGTTCCTGCCAATCTTTATTGAGCATCGCTATGACAAGAATGAAGCGGACAGTAGCGAACGCATTCATGCACAATTGGAAGCCGTGAAGAATGGAGGGGTGAAATGCTAAATTGCTACGGACTCGATGCACACTACTTCAAAGAGAAGCTGTCGTTAATTGTGAGAGACATCAATAGTTACACTCCCGAAGAACTGAAGCGAGAGCTTGAGAAGCTTGTTAATGTGTTGGACAGAGGGGAAGTGAATAAACATACTGAAGATGAATTACCGACACGATATTCAACAGTAGCTTATATGGATGTTTTGGCCTTCAGTGATTTAGAGCACGAAATGTATTGCAATAAAATAGAAAACGTGTTAGGTGGTCTTTCCTTTGTTAATAGTGTTGAGTGTGGTGAGGTGTGAATAACCTTTGATTTTTGTCAACATCGGAACTTTTCTAACGGGTACAGTGTCTACATGGACAGCGAAACAAAGAAACGCTTCCAGAAACAACTTACTTGACACAACCCCTTAAAGGAGAATCACATGAACGCAACGAAAGCACAAGCTGCAACGCATACCACAGCATCTTTCCAAAAATCTGAAAAGGAACGCGCAGCAATCCTTTCCAATGGCAATATTGCAGAAGCTTCACAGCCTGCCAAAGCAGCATACAAGCCTGTGACAATGAAAGCAATGATTGATGCCATCTCTGATGCAGGCGCTTGGAGCAAGCAAGCCCTTGAAATTGAGCTTGCAACGGGCTTGGCATTGTTTGTTGAGAATGACGGAGTGAGCCTTGCCTCGAAGAAGCTGCTGCAAGACATTTACGGCCAAGCAGGTTATAAGGTGGATAGTATTTCTGCCGCTGACTATAAGACATGCAGACGCCGGATCGATGCAAGCTCAGAACTCTATCAGCACATCGGACACGACGAAATCGTTTCTTGGATTGGCCGCGCAAAAGACCGCAATGCCATTCAGAAGATTGTTACCAATCTGGAACAATACAATCTGACAGGCATTCAGAGCGTGTTTACTCTTGTTGGCAAGAAGCAGGCTGCGAAGGATAAGGCAACATCTCAGCCATTAGCAGCCCCTTCGCAGAAGCCTTCAGAGGCCCCACAAGGCGCTGAACAGCCCTCGGCAATAGCAGCACAAGGGGGAGCTGAGAAAACGTCTCCTGAAGGCTCTCAGCAGTCTTTAAATGACACGGCCAAACTAATAGGAGCTGCTGTTGCGGAAGGACGGGCTGCACGAGGACGTAGAGCAAGTGATGTTGAAGGAGCTGTGACAATCAAGACAGCACACCTTGCAATTACTGTTGCTCCTGATGTGCCTAAGGAAGAATTGATGGAGATGAGCATGAAGCTACTGGAATACATCAACACAATGCAGGCACAGGAAGCAGCAATACATTGAAGCTCAATGTATTGAGGAATTTTCTAAATATTGAGAATTCTCTTGACAAGCCCTAATCATAGAGATATGATTAGGGCTAATTCATTTGAGGAGAAGACCGTGAGTTATCAAACAGACGAATACGCAGTGACAGTTAAAGTGGTTGACAAAGGATACTTTAAGAGTGTGGTTGGTTGTGTAGGAGGGCGAGAGTATATATCATTCTCAAATCAAGTATCTAATAAGTGGGGAGTCTCTGGTAGTACATGCTTATCTACGCAGGATTATAAACTCGCTACGGCCACTATTGAGTGCTACGCAAAGAGTCTTGAAATGGTGGAGCATATTAAAGCAGCAACTTGTAGTCATTGTGGAAAATAAATGACACCAGCACTGTACATTCTTAGCTTCGTAGACGACTTCGGCAATCAGATTATTTCTTGCGACATGGAGTATGATTGCTACACGCAGCGTTATAATTGGTTTTGTGAGGGGGCGCATGTCTAAAATTAAAATTTCTGGAAATAAGATAGAGTTGGATGGGCAAAGGTCTGTTTCTATGGGGGAGCACGGCGGACACTACTACATCAATTACGTTAATAACGGAACCAGCACACAGATAAAACTTACACCAGAAGCTCTTTGGGCTACACTGGTACTGGGAGAAGAATCTTTACGGGAGGATAAGCCTAATGTTAACAATTGATCCTGTTCTGCTAGACCTCACAGATGTTCCTGCCGAATTATTGTTTGCTCTTTCTGCAAAAGCAGATTATAATATGACATATGAGGCGGGAGGTGAAAGTGACTACCCGCATTGGGCTGATGATGTTATCAGGAAATATAAAGAGAAGGAGGAATGAAATGACTTTTACGGGCGAAACCTATCATGGCAGTTCACGAGAGGTGTTTGAGGCAGTCCACTTAGGAGGAAATAAACAAGCAGCGCGCAGAAATGAGCACGGAGATTATGTTTTACCGTCTGTTCAGGATGCTTATGCAGGGTGGAGTTCGTGCATGGATCACTTCTTCGCCAACCAAGCAGCACAAAGCGCACAAGTGCCGGAAAAGCAGTTGCTTGGTTGGGCTATTAAGACTACCTCACACCAAGCGCGGCCCTCACCATCTGGCGCAGGGGATGAACTGCCGCCACTGCCCATCTCTACCCACTGCCCGCCTTACCCCGGATCAGACGACGCTGCATTTACTGCCGACCAAATGCGTGAGTATGCCCGTCTCGCACTCTCCCGCGCCAAGCAAGCAGCACAGTCGTCGCCAGCGGTGAGCGATGAAAACGGAAATCTTCCCTGCCCGTTCTGCGGAGGCGTATGTGATCCGAACGGATGGTACGGGGAGAATACCGACGGAACGGAAAAGCACGGCCCTGAATGCGAAACATGCGGTGCATGCGCGGAAACTATTGCGCAATGGAATACTCGCACCCTTCTCTCTCAGCCAGCAGAACAAGTGCCAGTGGAGGCTATTGGACGATTGCTTGAGGCTGCAATGAATGACGCTATTAAGAATGGCGCAAACAGCATTTCGATGCCGGACGAGTACGTTGAAATTGCCGTATGGCTTGCCGCTATAGCCCCGCAACCAAATTATTTTTCTTCGAAAAATGCTCAAGGAGGCGACAAGTGATAAAGCCTGTCATGAGTATGTTTGCAACGCGGCTTGAATGCTTGGAGGCGCGGGACAAGTACCACATTGACCGCATCGCTGAACTTGAGGCTGCTCTTGAGCAGGCGAAAGAAGCCAAAGGCAATCTGGAACGGCAGAACGCGGAGCTGCGGAATACAGCGCAAACAGCCATAAAAGCCGCTTACTACGAAGGTTTCTTCGCTATGGAAACCTACAACGATACACAGCTAAATGATGTGGGCGAAGCATTCAATAAATCCGATGCAGCGAAAGCTATTGGCGACATCGCAGCCGATCAGAAAGGCAAAGCATCTATTGCGCAAGCTGGGAAGGAGCAAGGGAAATGAAATACCAACTGTCCAACATGATCCTAGCATTCCTGTCGGGATGCCTTCTTGTGCTTACTGTCGTTCTCTGGCTGCTTGGGCACGATCCCATCCCGTACTGCTCGATGACTTTCATAGCGTTCATTCTTGGGTTTTGGGAGCATCAAGATACTGAGGACAAATAATGTACGCCTGTTACAACAAACCTCCTGCGAAAGACTTCCTCACAGTGTTTGATGGCTATGAGGACGAGAGTCGTTCAAAAGTGAAGACGAAAGAGATTCCTAATAGAATGACGAGAGATTGTCAATACAGCAAAGATACTGTAGATGTTGGATGTGCAGGGTGTATTCATAATATGGGAGAGAGCGTATGAACTTAGAAGAATTTATATGTTTCAGAGACGCTTATGTAGCACTTCTTAGGCTTCCTTATGGAACATTTAGAGCAGAGAATCAATATCTGCTGATTAGTCTACGAGATACGATAGCAAATGCATTTGGCGTGAGTGGAGAAGAAGTACAAAGCTACTATGAGGAACGGGAGAATGACTAAATCGGAACAACTTGCTTATGAGTTAGGAGTTGAGCTTGCTGTAACAATATGCTCAGAGCTTTGGAATGAAGGACGCTCTGTACAAGACGTTACACAACACATTAAGGAAACTTGTCTCTGCGAGGCTGAGGAAACTTTGGAGGCTTCCCGATGTTAAAATCTCTCTTCACAATAGCCCTAGCCATTCTCCCCATTAAATCCTGCTTGGCACATTCTGAGCAGGCTTGCCTTGCGTCTGCTGTATATTATGAGGCAAGGGGTGAGTCTGTCGTAGGGCAGCGAGCCGTAATGGACACTATCCTTAATCGTGTGAAGCATTCTGGCAGAAGCATTTGTGGCGTTGTGCTGCGTAAGGGTCAGTTTGAGTGGACTAGTACAAAGCCTATATTGCCATTCAATCAGGAGATGAAAAATCTCTTGCAAAGGGCTAGAGCTTCTGGTAGAGTGCTGCTGTCAGATACATATTTGTTCTTCTTTCACAAGAGGCTTAATCCTTCTTGGGCGAAGAAATTGAAATGTGTTGTCATTGAGAATGTTAAATTTTGTAGGGAGGAGCCTAAAAGTGAATGAGCCTAAATTTAAAGTGGGACAGAAAGTAAAAGTTGTTAAAGGTGGTTGGGGTATTCATCCCTCAGATATTGGACAAGTAGTCGTAATTGCTTCTCAGCCACGTAAATGTACAGATGCATGTTCTTGGGAATATACTGTATTAGGTAAATTGCCTAATACAGATGGTTGCTATAATGATTATAAAGTGGGTGAAGGAAATAGGGGCGTTTGTGAGGAAAGCTTTGAAGCAATTGAAGAGATTCCTCAAGAGAATGCCGAAGCCGATATCCAATTCAACATTACTCGTGACGAAGATGGCTACATTGACATGACAATTTTTGGAAATCTATCTACATACCAAATCAAGGTTCTCATGGATGTTGCTCTTGGTCCTAAAGAGGAAGATAAGATAAAAATTGTTTGGCGATAAATCTCAATATTGAGAAATCATCTCAGTGAGCAAAAAGATTAAGTGGCACGAAATGGCATTCCCGCCTATTAATTTGTGGAATTCATTTTTAATGCGTGTTCATGTTACGGAAAATAAGGAGAAGATTATGGGAGTAAGTTACAGGCCAGTATTGGCAATCGGTGCAGAGTTTGAAGATGCAAGTGAGTGTGTAGATTTGCTTAGGCATCTTCTAAGCGCAGATGATCTACTCACCATCGGAGATGAGGGAGATAGCTTTATTTCTGAATTAACTATCAACATGATGTACCGGCCTGCTGTAAAGTGCTTGAATTTGTACAGCGGGTATGGCTGGTATGTCGGCTTTGATCTAAGTGTTCGGGATGTAGAGAAATTTAGTGAGAATGTTGCAGACGCTATTCAGAAATGGAATGAGATGTTTCCTGATGTGCCTGCACAGATTATTCACACTGTTAGGGTTTCTTGAGGAGAAGAATATGAACGAAGAAATGGTTACGATTAGTAAGAGCGAGTACGAAAGTTTGCTAGAGGATTCTCTATGGCTGTCTGCACTAGAGGCTGCAGGCGTTGACAATTGGCAAGGATATGATTCTGCCAGAGAGATTTACGAAGAAATGCAGGAAGAAGAATGAACCAATTGATTCCAGCATCTATTTTAGACAAGGGCATAGCGTCAGAATACGAGTTAGCCTTTGCTATGCGTCTTGGCGAGAAGCACGTCGAAGTTTCTTCTGATGAAGACATTACATGCGAAATCGTTTGCTATTTCTGGCAAGGGAAGATGTATATTACAGATGTTAAATATAAGGGGCAACAAAATGCGAATGACTAAAATTAAAGACACAAACGATTTGGGCGTATTCAAGGATATTGTAACGCTGCAAATTGCACCGCAAGACGGTGCTGTTGAGTATGCTGAAGGGACGAAGATTTGATGGTAATATACAACAAACTAACTATTGAAAATTTGGAAGCAATTCGTAACAGGGCCAAGACCAAGGAGAATGGCGTCTATAGGTTTCGAGGAATTCACTACCGTGTTCGAAAGAACGCTGTGACACACTACGCATGTGGTGGAGAGGTACTAGAGAATTACGGTAACTTCCATGTATGCGTCGGAACATACGACACGAGAGAAGATGCAGTACAAATGTTGAAAGGTATTTGATGATTACATCATTTTACGACGAATGGCGAAAGAAAGCCCAAGAATACAAGCCTGCCAAAGAAATTGCACAGAATGTACTGTGGCTGAAGCAAATGGGCATCATGTCAGAGCACTTCAAGAAGATTGATGTTGGCAACAAAATTATTACAGAAGCCTTTCTCAACCACATGATGCAGCTTGCTTACGATATGGGCTGTAAAGCCATTGAAGAGCGTTCTTATGAAGCGGGGCGTGAGAGTATGTGGAAGGAAGTGCTGGAGAAGTTGGGTGTGGATTATGAGAGGGGTTATTGATGTTTGATGCAAAACTTATCGCAGTAACGCAGCCAGTAGTAGATGGCATCGAAGATGTAAAAGAACTTATTGCCTATTGTGCAAGAGTGAGTAACCCTGCCAATCAACACAATATGGACACAGCAGAAAAGCTTCTTGCTTACTTGAAGAAGTACAAGCATTGGAGTCCTTTCGAGATGGCGAATGCTGTAGTGGAAGTGAATTGCCCTCGTGACATTGCTCGCCAATTGCTGCGCCATCGCAGCTTCAGCTTTCAAGAATTCAGTCAGCGTTACGCAGATGTATCGCAGCTTGAAAGCGCATTCTGCATTCGTGACCTTCGTATGCAAGATACAAAGAATCGCCAAAACAGTATTGACACAGATGATGAGATTCTTAAGCGTTTGTGGGCAGATATGCAAAATGAAGTGCTTAGTCTTGTGAAGGAACGCTATAGTCAAGCTTTGGAGTTTGGTATTGCAAAAGAAGTTGCTCGTGTTATACTTCCCGAAGGGTTGACGATGAGTCGTCTATATGTCAATGGAACACTTCGTTCATGGATGCATTACTTAGACGTTCGTATGGAACGGGGAGTAACGCAAGAGGAACATGTAGTGCTGTCTACATTGATTGCAGAGCAAGTTAATAAAGCATTTCCGATTGTCTGATGGCGAGAATTACACTGGAAATCAAATGACATTACCACACTTCGTAGGCACCATTATGCTTGTCTTCCTCGTGCTGTCCTTGGCAGGAACATTCTTAGCTATTTATAAGCCTGTCTTGGCACAAGCAATCAAATTTTGGTCTAGTGTAGCTTCTTGTATAGTCGCCCTCGTAGCCTACATTGCCCTGTGCATTTGGCTTATCGTACATTGGCATGAAACAATAAAGGCTCTATAATGGGCCTTTCTTTATTTGGAGCAGGGAATGAAAGTGAAGATTGTTAAGGCAAGGCTAAAAACGTTTTGGTACGCTGATCGTATTGGCGAGGTGTTTGATGCGGAGAACGCAAGTAGTATAGATTGGAAACTGGTTGAAGACCCTAGCAGTTATGTTGAGAAAGAAGATTGTGAAATAATTCCTTCACAGTTCCGCATCATGCGTCAGAAGGCTCCCGGAAAGAAATACAAGACACGAGGAACAATCCTGCACGGCATTGACGAAGCCAAGAATCTTCTGAGGCAGTTGCGAGAGAATTTTCCTCAATACAAATACATTCTTGTTGAAGTGGTGGAAGGAGATATGGATGTGTAATTATTCTGTGGGGAGTGTTCAATCAAGGCTGCAGAGCCGTATTTCTATTCGGTCTTCTGTTATAACAGAGTTGCTAGAGGATATTAAGTCACTTAAGGGAGGTGAACGCGCTCCGCTTGTTGGCAGCTATCTTGTAGGGCTTAAAGCTACTCTGCGGAGGGTTGAAGCAGATCAGAAATTGGATAAACAACTCATGTCTCTTGCGTATTGGGGAGTGTCATGGTAGTTACACGCTACGATCCGATTACTGTAGAAGATTCTTACGGAAGTTTCGCAACTATGGGAGAAACATCTTCAGGAGATTATGTAGAATATGGTGCGTATAGAAACCTTATATACACATTGAAGGTTGTACTAGATTGCGGAGTTCCCGCAGAGTTTAGAAGTTTAAAGTGCATGATTGATAACATATTCAAGGAGCTTTGATATGGATTCTGTAAACCGTTATGATCCAGTAATTATTTCTGTAGGAGACGATCTTAGCCCTGTAATGGAAGAATCCTACACAGGAGATTACGTAAAATACGAAGATTGGGAGGAGTTGGCCGATAAGCTCTTGGATTTACGATGTGAATTAGAGACTCTCAAAAGCAAAATTACAGACCTTTGGAGGGAGATTTAACATGGGATGGTCAAGAGGTAGTGAGATTATGGAGAAGATTATTCCCATTATTGAGAATGTCTATATCGGGGCTATAGGCGAGACTGAGGCTTTCAAACAGTTGATTGCCCTCTTCGAGAGGCATGATTGTGATACGCTAGACGATTGCGATGGACTTAGTACAGCATTTGACGAGGCTTTGAGAGAAGCCCACCCTGAATGGGACGAGGAGGAATGATGAAAATTCTTAAAATCATCTTTGGTTTCCTTCTTGCAATGTCTTCGTTGTGGGTTGGAGCTTGGCATTTGGGGCAGGTGGAGTATAACCATTGGAGTGCGTTTCCTGCGGTTATGACTACGGCGATTTTTATAATGATTGGTGGAGCTTTGGTGGCTGGTGGGGTTGTGTAGATGAGTCAATCAGGATATGAGAAAGGTGGGAGGATTTTGGCAGCGAAAAAATTTAGTGGAACAAAAGAGGAACTTGAGACTGTAGATGATGTAAGTAAATACCCCGTAATGGCAATCCCGGAGCGTGGTATCTCAAAAGCTGCTGCGGAGCACTTCGGAGTTAGAACAGCACTTAGTCAGACGGACGGCAAGACACCTATTGCCCATTACTTTCCATACACATACGAGGGGGATATTGTTGGGTACAAAAAGCGCGATCTAACTGTTCCAAAAATGGCAGAGCGGCACTTCACAACCATTGGATTTCAGAGTGTGAAGTGTGATTTGTTTGGTATGTCTGTGGGAAATAAGACGGGGGGAAAGAAGGTTTGGGTAACTGAGGGGGAATATGACGCCATAGCAACATGGGATGTCATTAAAGCTAAATATCCAAGCTCCAATCCTACAGTGCTAAGTATCAGCAACGGAACTGCCAATGCCGTTCAAAACATTGGACAGAAGCACAATCAAACGTACCTTCGGAAATTCTCTGAATGCATCCTCGCATTCGATGCGGATAAGGCAACACAAGAGGAACGTGAAAAGCAAAAGATAATGAAAGGGCGTGATGCTGTAGCTGCGGTGTACAGTCTCATGCCTGATATTCTTGTTGCCGACTTCCCTGACGACTACGATCCATGTGACATGGTGCGTGAGGGTATGGCAGAGCAGCTCTACTGGTGCTGTATGAAGCCTAAGAGTTACACGCCGGATGGTTTTATCAAATACGAAACTATTCAAGATAAGGCGTCAGAACTGCCCCAACTAGGCAAGCCTTGGCCGTGGCCCTCAATGACTAAGTTAAGTCTTGGCAGGCGCTTAGGTGAGGGGCATTACATTGGCGCTGGCGTAAAAATTGGTAAGAGTGAGTTTGTCAATCAACTATCTGAACACATCATCAAAACTGAGGGAGGACGAATTGCCTTATTCAAGTTTGAAGAGGAGCCTGAAGTAACTTGCAAGAAAGTTGCCGGAAAGATGTTCGGCAAGGACTTCACTAATCCTGAGAAAGTAATTTTTGTAGATGAAGACGGAGTTTTTAAGGATATCTACGGGAAAGAGATTTTCAACATTGAACACGGGTTTTTCGATCAAGATACTCTGAAGAAGGCTGTAGATGCTGTAGGGGATAATGTAATCTACTATAACAATTACGGCGCTTGCTCGTGGGACGTTGTTAAAGGGGCTATCCGACATGCTGTGCTAGTAGAAGGAGTCACTGATATTGTACTTGACCCTATTAGCCGGATGGTGCAAGGACTTACGGCTTCAGAGGCGAATACAGCACTAGAGAAGTTTGCAGACGAACTGAGCAAGATGGCTAAAGACCTTGGGTTCATTTACTATTGCTTTTGCCACTTGAAGTCTCCAGACTCAGGCCCACCACATGAACGGGGAGGCAAAGTGTTGAGCCATCAATTCACAGGTAGTCGTGCAATGATGCGTAGTACCTATTACATGTGGGGAATTGAGCGCAACAAAGACCCTGACTTGTCACAGAAGGAAAGAAATACGTCTACAATTGTGCTGCTAGAAGATCGTAAATACGGGCGTAGCGGATACTTCAAGGTGTACTACGATCAAGACACAGGAGAGTACATGGAACCGCCAGAAGGCTTTTTGGAGAGTGAGGTCGAAAGATTGAGTGATTATGTTCCACCAAAACCGGGAAGTAGTCCGTTCTAAATAGCCCTTGACAACCAACAACGCGTAGCGTACACTCTGTTCATTCCAAATTAATTAAGGAGAACAAAATGACTCAACAATCAATCATCCAAGCAATCATTGCCATCTGGTTCGTATTTTTCTTTGCAACTATGGATGCCAGCAAGGGCAGCTTTCTGCATAAAGTGCTGTACAAAATGCTTCCAGCTATGTTTGCATTCTTGCTTGGCCTGATCGTTTTTAAAGTGATTTGAGGCTGCATGATTACAGAAGATCAACTTATCATCGGCAAACAATACGTTGTACGAAATCAAGGGACGTGCATTACACCTGATACGGTTAATGTAACGGTGCGCTGGATTGGTGCCGGAACTGTCCACTACACAATGGAAGATAGCCAGAAGATACGGGAAACTTCTGTTGACAGGTTTCTATCTATCTTGAATGAGGAGTGATTGCCGTGCAACGAATCGTATGTGCAGCCATCACACACATACACAGAATAATATCGTGAATGTGTGAAGATGTGCATGCAATTGTGATACTATGCTGTGCAACTATCATTAAGGGAGAAAACAAATGCAAAAAGTTATTCGAGATGGCAAAGTCGCTGTACTATATTCTCCGGGGTATGGTGCTGGTTGGAGTTCATGGGGCGCTCCTTTAGAGGCTATTTTCCATCCAAAGCTCGTAGAGCTTGTGGAGTCTGGAAATCAAAAACTTATCACACGTGAGTTGTGCCAAGAACTCTTTAAGGATGAGTGGTATCTTGGTGGCGCTGAAGACTTGAGTATTGAGTGGCTTTCAGAAGGCACTGCGTTCGAGATTGATGAGTACGATGGTTCGGAAAGCGTCAGGGTTATGATGGATGCTGAATTTATTATCGCATAAGGGAGAAAACAAATGCAAAAAGATCAATTCGCCATTATCTATAACCCAAATCGTTACTTAACGAAGCACGAGGTTTGGTGCAAGGGTGTTGTTACAAGCCACGACAATTTTGGCAATATGCACACTTGCACACGTTCCCGTTGCATCAACGCATACAAATCTGAAGAGAAAGCATCTCTCGCAAAGAAGTATTACGAGAGCATTCAGGAATTTAAGGGAGAAGCGGCATGAAGAGAATCATCAAAACAAGTGGAGTAGAGATGCACATCCCCGTAAAGCTGGATTTTGAGATTTTGGCAGGGAGCTTGACGGAAAGTGAGGCTTTTGAACTTATAAAAATTCTTGAGAAAAAGCAGGAAAATTGGGGCCTCTGCTATGACGTAACTAAGCACTTTGTATCAGAAATGCAAAAGCTTGCACAAGAAGATATTGAGCAGTCTTACACAGGGTGGATCAAAGATGTAGTTGTTCCAGAGGATTAACTATGAATAAACAAGAATGGATTGCAGAATTTGCCAAAGAGTTCCAAGCACAGACGCAGATGAGATATGGAGCTTGCTTTGATGTGGCTGACTCTGTGTATGAATACTATTTCGACGTGTCCCCTGATGAGGCTGTGCAGGAAGAACTGAGTCATTGGGGCGATTGACATATGAACATTCTTTCTGCTGAAGATTTTGAGCGACTGAAAGCTACAGGCTTGCTCTACGTTGTATTAGACGAATGCGACGGGTCTTTCGAGAGCTATTTGAAAATTTATGGAGAGGAGCCTACAGTGGCTGAGAAGAAATATGATTTAGGGAATATCAAGATTCGTGTTAAGGATGCTGAGCATTGTCGAAAAATTCAAGAGCACTTGTTCAAGTTGGGATGTAGATGGGAATCTGCTACTGGTATGGCGGGAGTAGTTAAACATTTGGAGGATGCTAGTTACCTGTACGTCTACGCAGATGGATTAATTCTGTACTCAGATAGCTACACCGACGAAGATTATTTTAAAAAGCATCAAAACACTGAGCATACTTTCTCCGACGAAGAAATCGGATACAAGCCTCTTCTGCCAGAAGTAGACATGTCAAAGTGTCCCCCAATGCCGTCTGTGAAGCCTCCTCTCGGCCTTCGTCCAAAGTATATCGTTGACAAGGAGCGTATGCAGGAGATTCTTGAGGCTATGGAGAGGTATGTTGCAGAAGAGAAGAAGATTCCTACGGATTGGTTTAATGAGTTGGAAGATTTGAATGAGAGTTCTCATTGTTGAGAAATAATAGGGAGGGATGGCAGTTAATGAGCAAAGTTTATTATTTTGTATTCACTCAAGGCCAGTACGAAGAATATGACATACAAGAGATTTGTGTATGCGATCATGAAGTGACTCCAAGGGAATATGCAGTCTATATGGAAAAATATGAGAGCACGTTGGAAGAGGTGTTTGGAAGAATTCCGAAAATTGATCTGGGAACTTGTTACAAGCCTTCGGATTACAACTCAAAAGAGCATGCGGAATATTGTAAATGGATTGAAGATAATGACCCTGTAAAGGCATTTAAAGAACTGCATGGGATGAAACCTTTGGAGTGTGTAGAATTGTATTGGAGGGGCTGATTTTTGGAACGTGAAGAAGCTGTGAAGGCTGCTTAAGGGAGGGTTGATGAGTTCGGTTCAGGGATGGTGTTTCGACTGGGAGGGGGATGACCTCTACTTGCTCGCAACAAAAGCATGGTATGGGAGATTCACATCCTTAGATAAAACTAGGACGATGTGTATCTACCCATTCCGTGAAGGTATTGAAGAAACGTACAATAAAATTTACGAATGGGTTCACAGCTTCCCTGACGGGGCATTGGTGGTTGGGCATAATATTCTCGGGTACGATCTATTCTTGCAATGGAAGCTGTTTGGAGTAAAGCCACGATTTGGAAAGAAAGGTAGTGACTGGCTTCTTGACAAGCCTGTGCAATTTGTGGACACACTTTATTTGTCAATGTTCATATCGCCCGATCTTCCTTTTCATTCACTAGAATACCTGTCAAAAGGTACGACAGACGAAAAGATAAACTATCGACAGAAACTGATTGATGAAGGTGCGCTGCCGGCGGATGCCCCGAAAGGTGCTGAATTTAAATTCTATCATCCGTTCATGGACACCTATTGCGACGCTGACGTTCTTGCAAATATTGGTATCTTCTGGACTTGGTGGAATCGTGCTAAAGAGTTGTACGGCGATGACTGGCTTCACAGCTCTTATAAATGTGGGCAAAAAAGTTTCGCACTCATGAAGGCGCAGGAATTTACCGGCGTCGTATTTGACCGCGAGCTTGGTAAAGAACTTGTAGTGAGACTCAAAAACGACCTTGAAGAAATCTCAGCAAATGTTCTTCCGCAACTTCCTCCGCGCCCATTGAAGAAAGGTGAAGAGTCCGATTATTCAATGCCAGCGAAGCCCTATAAAAAGGATGGCAGCTACAGTAGCCACATGCTCAACTTCATTTCAAAGCATAGCGGTATCGACAAGGGGGACGGTGTTGTAGAGTTTTATGGTGAGGATTATAAAGTCGAGCCAAAGAAGTTGCTCAATGTAAAACTTCCTATGGAGATGAAAGACCAATCTGCCTTCAAAGACTGGCTTCTTGAACAGGGTTGGAGGCCATCATTCTGGAATATCAAACGTGGAACGGATGGAAAGCCTCTCCGTGATCCGAAGACAAAGAAAGTAATTGAGACTTCACCTAAATTGCAAGAAGCTGGCAGGTTGTGCCCATCTCTTGAAGAACTGGATGGCCCATTGGTGAAGGAAGTTGTACGTTACCTTAGCTTGAAAAATCGTCTTGGTGTATTAGAGGGGTGGCTGAACAACTGGAGGCTTGACTGGGATGGGTGTATCGCTCAACAAACCACAGGGATTACACCCACACATAGGCAATGCCACGCAGTTTTGGTGAATGTCCCGAAGGCGCAAGACGGTGTGCATTACGGTAAAGAGTTTAGAAGCTTGTTTGGGGTTGACAAAGGAGAGGTACAAGTAGGTATTGACTGTGCTGCTGGAGAAGCTAGGTGCGAAGGCCATTACACGTTCAAATATGATGGTGGGGCATATGCCGCAGAGCTTCTGAAAGGTGACATTCATTCCAAGAATGCTAAAACATTCTACCCTGTTGAAACAAAGGATATTGACATCTTCGCTTCTGACTTTGATAAGGATAGTAAGGTTTTTAAGCCGTTCCGTTCTAAGAGCAAGAACGGGAAATATGCCCTGACATTTGGATGCAGTTATCCGAAGCTTGCAAAGACTCTTGGAAAACCTGAACATGAGGGCAAGCCGTTGTATGAGCAGTTCTGGCTGGATAACGAAGCTCTTGGTAAGTTAAAGGAGGCTGTTGAGAAATACTATGAGACAACAGGGATGAAAAAGCAGGTTCCAGCGATTGATGGGCGATTCTTGATGGTGAGGTCAAAGCACTCGTTGATTAATCTGCTGTTCCAAAGCTGCCTTGGTATCCTGATGGAATACGTTTGCTGTTTGTTCGATCAAGCAATGGGAGAGATGGAGATTGATGAACGTGGACGACCATACTACCTTTACAAAGGGGGGTATATTGTGAAACGTAGAACATTTAGTCACGACGAACTTCAGGTTAGCTGTCCTCCTGAGATTGCTGATGAGATTGGACAACTCGTAGCAAATGCTATTACGAAGGCTGGAAAACTGTTGAAGATTGCTGTGACAATGGAAGGGGAGTACAAAATTGGAAGAAACTGGTGTGAAACACATTAACTGGCACGACTGGTTCTATTACGACGAGACAAGCAAGAGTTGCCTGAGGTGGAAGGTTGATAGAGCGAGCGGAAGAAACTTGCAGACATTTAAAATAAGGGCCGGGGACGAGGCTGGCACACTTGATACAAACAAACACTGGCAAGTCAAGCTGCACAAGAAACTTTACCACATTCACGTTATTATATGGGAGATGCACTACGGAAAACTAGAGGAGGATTTAGTTATAGACCATTTCGACCGAGACTCGACTAACAACAAAGTGGCTAATTACAGGGCTGTACCTCAGATTGTTAATACAAGAAATAGGAAAGCAAACAGAAACAACACATCAGGAGTGCACGGTGTAAACTTTTACACAAATAATCAAGGCTATTCTTATTGGACAGCACAGTGGAGAACTCTAAATAATAAGAACGCGGCAAAGTCGTTTTCCGTAATGAAACACGGCTACGAACAAGCCTTCATCCTAGCCTGCGCCTACCGCGAAAAGATGATCGCAGAACTAAATGCTCAAGGTGCAGGCTACACAGAAGACCACGGAAAGCGTCTTGCAGCATGACCCGCCTAGACGCTCCCAACAGAAAATACTACACACCCCCTTCCAAAACCCACTACACGCGCATCAGAGACGCTTGTATAGAATCCTTGGCAGGATATGTAGGAACGCACAAAGACCGCCTACGCATCGAATTAAAGCTTCCTGCGTATGTGCGTCTTCCAAAGAGCTTTCCTAAGCCTACACATGCAAAGAATCTGGAAGGAGGCTTTTCATACAATGTGCAGGAAGTGTTGGATTGGCTATGTGGGAAAGGCTTCTCTGATGTGTCCTCAAAGGATATTGCAACAGCTAGGTATTCTTTTGCACAGATTACACGCAGACTAGAAGAAACATTCCTTGACATTGCGCAAGATGTGGAGGATAATTCTGATATTGATGATTTTGAGGAGGAAGGGAGAAATGGATAACATTTCGACATATCAAGCACACGGCTTCCGTAGCCGAGAAGACTATTTAGAAAGCTTGTCAGAACTCTATCACGCCCCTCAAGGCACTGTGGAGCTTCTTGCAAAGCTTTATGGCCCTGAAGAAGATTTCAAGGGATTGGTGCTGGCATTGGAAGAATACGATGAAATATTGGGGAGGATTTGAGAATGAGTGAATGGATTAAGTGGGAGGGTGGAGAGTGTCCTGTAGTAGACGGGACAATTGTAGAAATAAAGATTGATGGAAGAGTAGAGGAAGAGCAATGCGCAGCCGAAGAATGGCGCTGGTGCCACAATGGATCGTCAGATATTACGGAGTTTCGTGTTGTTGTTGAAGAAGCTAAAGATATAGTGCCCGATAAAAAAGGCCCACTGAAAGACTCGGGAGAACGCAGAGAAACTGGAACTGGCGCTGTACGAGATAGAGCGCAAGGAAAGGGAAGATTTGATCTTATACCAATGCAGGGTATGTTGCTGTGTGCTATGCAGATGGAGGCAGGTGCTGCTAAGTATTCAGAAAGGAATTGGGAAAAGGGCATGCCTCTGTCGTGGTTTGCTGACAGTGCTCAACGGCATCTAGGAAAGTTTATTGCGGGGTATGACGACGAGCCACATCTTAGCGCCGCCATTTGGAATCTCATGTGTCTGGCAGAAGGTCAAGAGCGAATCAAACAGAATATGTGGCCGCAGGAGTTTGATGACCTACCCCACACCTATGCCGGAAAACAACCAAGTTTTTAAGGGTAGCTATGGCTCAATCTAAACAGCGAAGCTTTGTTGAAGCTTGGATTAACATTGCAATTGGTTTCGGGATTAATTTCGTAGCTAACATGGTTGTGTTTCCTTCGATGGGGTATAAGCTTACTGTGCATGACGGATTGGTTGTAGGAGTTATATTCACACTCATCAGCCTTGTGCGGCAGTACATCATTCGTCGCTGGATGAATAAAAAGGACTAAAATGTTTTCACTGATTAATTTGTTTTTCGCATTTCTGATGTTCTACATACTATTGGAAAGTGAGATGGATAAGGCAGGAACCGTAATTAACGTCGTTGGAATTACTTTGAATATTCTTGTCGTGATTGCACACTTAAAATGAGCTTCCTAGCACAATGGCTACTCTACCAAGAGCTTGTAAAGAAATATTGGGATCGTGTGATGAAGGATTGGATTAAGGATGAATAGCATCTACCACACAGACTTTCCTCTCACAATCCGTAATGAAGAAACAGGAGAAGATACTGAAGTAGAGTGCTCATTCCATTTCTTTGAAGCATGGCAAGGAAGTTATTTCGATCCTCCTGAACCATCTTCTATAGAGATTGTTGATATTACATACAAAGGAAAGAGCATTATTAACAGCCTCTCCTCATGGGAGTATGAAGCAATTCAAGATGAACTGTTGAGTTGTATGTTGAAAATTTATTAAAGGAGACTCCGTGAAGGTAAAACATTTCACAGAAAATAATAAGGGAGTGGATTACGTTGTAGGGGATATTCATGGCTGCTTTAGAAAGCTGCAAGTGGTGCTTGACGAAATTGGATTCGACTATGACAACGATAGGCTGTTCTCTGTAGGTGATTTGGTTGATCGTGGCCCTGATTCTGAGTTAGCTGATGAATGGCTTGCAAAGCCTTGGTTCCATGCTGTAAGGGGAAATCACGAGCTGATGGCTATTGATTATCTCGAAGGTGTTGTAGAGAGATACATTTACTCATACAATGGAGGAGACTGGTTTCTAGAGCTAACAAAAGACGAACAGCTTCAGTTTGTTGCTAAGTTCTCAAAGCTTCCTGTGGCAATTGATATCCGAGTAGGCGGCAAACTCTACGGAATTATCCATGCAGAGTGCCCTGTGGCGAATTGGAGTGACTTAGAGGAAGCTTTGAATGGACCTAACGGAGAGGGGTATGAGAACGCAGCGTTGTGGAATCGTGATCGTTACAATTACAAAGATACAAGTGTTGTGCAGGCAGTAGATAAGATTTTTGTTGGACATACCCCGCTGAAACAAGTGTTGGAACTCGGCAACACAATTTACATCGACACCGGCGCGCTTTCCAAGGCCAAATGACAGTAATGAGAATTTATTAAAGGAGGTGATGTGGAGGATATCTTTGCTCAAATGGAATTTGGTAAGCTGGCTTTAATTAAAATTAAACCTACTGACCCTAACTTTAGACTATACAAGGCAGGTTGGCTTGGAAAGAACAACGAAAGAGACGTAATGGAAGTCACAGGAGCAGTTTTTAGGACTGCCCTCAAGGGGAGACGCAAAGGAGAGCTTTGCATAATTGTTCCCGGAACTGAGCGCACAGCATATATTACAGCAGCAGAGATTGACCAATTTAAGGAATAATATGAAACATAAATTGCCAGAAAGCTTCACACCTAGCCGCACATTTCTTTCTCCTGAGCGTCTTGAAGAGGAGTCTTTTGAGGACTACAAGCGTCGCCGTAAGGCTGGCAATGCTTATGTGAATCAAACACGGACGAAGATGTTTTGGGATAGCTATAATCAGGGCACGTATGCATGTCGTCCAAATGCCGTGCAACATGGGCAAGGGATTTGTTGATGACATTTCTAATTCTGCTGGCTACATTTCTTGGCTTAATGTTTTGGTCAAAGAAACTGAGTGATAAAGACAACTACTCATGCTACCTCACTGCATCTGCGGGAGGACTTGTTGCAATCGCGCTAATTTGTGACGGAATCTACGAGATTTATAAGCATGTCAGTGTGGCATTTAGTTGACATGAGGAATTAGTTAGTATATAATGACGTTTCACTCTCTCGTTAGCTCAGCGGAATTAGAGCAACGGGTTTCTACTCCGTAGGTCGTAAGTTCGAATCTTACACGAGAGGCCAAATTTTAAAGGGGCTAAATGCTTAAATTTATCGGAAGCTTCGCTCTAAGCGTTGCAGAATATTTCCTAGACGCTTATGTGCTTACAGTGCTGTGGAGTTGGTTTATTGTCACAACATTTCATCTGCCTGAGTTGACAATCTATGCAGCTATGGGTGTGGCGTTGGTTGTGAATTACCTCACTAAGCAATCTGATCTTGCACCAAAAGAAATTGAAGATAAAGTCTTCAAAGAGCATGTATTTGGTTTTATAAAGCCATTGCTAGGCTTGCTGATCGGCTGGAGTATCAAGATTTGTATGTAGGAATTCTCATTCTTGAGAATAGGCTTGTACAAAAGCCTCTTTAAGCAAGTGCATTGTACAATTTTAACGAAAAGGAAATACCAAGTGGTAGATAAGAAACAAGTGTATGGCGTTCTGGAAGGCACTCTTGCCTATGCAAAAATTGCTCAAGCAGACACGAAGTATCAGTCCAAAGATACTGAATACTCAATTCAAGTAATTGTTGACGAAGATGCCGCAGATGCTTGGGACGAGCAATTCAAGAAGCAGCCTGCAAAGAAAATCAAGGCAACAGAGTTTGAGGGGAAATACAAATTCCCTTGCCCAATCAAGGGAGCAAAGAATGTCTTTGCAATCACTCTGAAGCGTGATGCTACAAAAGACGGTGAACCATTCTACCCTGAGAATCGTCCGAAGGTTTTTCTCGACACAGAAGAAGGTCGTCTCGATATCACAGAGTCACGACTGATTGCAAACGGCTCTGTCGGAAAAGTATCTTACCGCATCAACGAGAATGATTTTGGGCGATTCGCCAAGCTTGCAAATGTGCTGCTGAATGAAGACGGCTTCGTTGAGTATGTGAGCACAGGCGGTGGCAAGGCTGGCTCTGAGTTTGGAGATGATAAGCCTGTTGTCAAAGAAGCCCCTCGCGAAGAAGCTACTAAGGCTCGTAAGCCAAAAGCTGAAAAGCCTGTTCAAGAGACTTCTGAAGATGGTGAGGATTCACCGCCGTTTTAATCTGTATCGATGCCTGCAAGCTCAAAAGGCTTTGCAGGCTTTTTGTTTAGGAGAGTTAATGACGCAACATAGTAAAGAATTAGAAGCAATCAAGAACGCTGCATACCACTTCCTGCCATCTGGCGCATTTATTGCCGGAGGCTCTTTGACAAGTGTATTTACAAACAGCCCGATCAATGATGTCGATATCTACTTTAAAACGCAGAAAGATTTTATCCTTGCTGTGGGACAAGCATATGATGAAGGTTTGTGGTGCGTATCCGCATCTGATCGTGCTGTCACTTTCGTCAAGGATAGCTCTGTTATCCAGCTTATGCATTTTGATTTCTTTGCATCTGCTCAAGACATATTCGATGCCTTTGACTTCACTGTAGCAATGGCTGCATACGACATTGATAAAGAGGAATTTGTATTCCACGAGGACTTCCTCAAACATGCCTCACAACGATTCTTACGCTTCCATAGCGGAACCCGTTACCCGTATGGCTCTTTGCTGCGTGTTCTCAAATACCAACAACGCGGATACACGATTGGCAAAGGCGATTTGCTGCGCATTGGTTTGAGTCTTCAGAAAGTGACATTGAATACTTGGGAAGATTTGGCAACGGCTATTGGCGGGCAGTATGGAGAGAAAGCTTTGATTGAGACAGACAAGCAATTCTCTATTGACGCTGCTGTTGATTTGTTCAAAGAGTCTGAGTTTGTTGTGGCAAAGCAATCTGAAGCAATGCCGGGGAACGCTTATGACTTGTTGGAGAAGATTGGTGTGAGCGTTGACGGATTTGATGAAGTTGATATTGAATTCCTGAAGGGTTGGAAGTATAGCAGCTTCCTCAAATTCAAATGACGACACTGTTATTTGACTATGACCCAATCTTGTACGCAGCAGGCAGTATTGGAGAAAAAAGAAGCATCAAAGTAGTGCATAATCAATCTGGGGATGAATACGAGTTTGATACACGAACTAAATTCTGGGGTCACTGGAAGACAAAATCTGGAGGTTGGTTAGCGGAGTACAATCTTGGAAAAGAAAGTCCACGCACTACAGATGAATTTACAATCACAGACGTACAAACTCCGGAGCCTATAGAGAACTGTTTGCATGTGATTAAGCGAATGATTGCTTCAACAGTGGAAGCCTTGGGCACTAGCACATATTACGGATATAGCGGTAAAGGTAAAGTGTTTCGAGAAGATGTCTCTACCATCTTAAAATACAAAGGCAACAGAGACGGCATGCTTAGGCCAATACATCTTGACGATCTGAAAGAGTATTTGTGTAAGTGGCATGCATGTGAAATTATTCAGAACATTGAGGCTGACGACCAGTGTTCCATAGACAGCACAGCGGCTTGGAAGAAATGGAATAGGACAAAGAGCGATAAAGATAAATTGTATCTTGCCTTTGTAGATAAAGATTATCTCCAGACAGCGGGTCACTTGTTCAATACAAACACACTTGCTCCCGTGTGCTCTTATGATGGTTTTGGTTGGCTGAAGATTAACGACAAAGGGGAGGTTAAAGGCAGAGGAAGGCTTTGGCTTTATCATCAAGTTATGAGCCAAGATGATTCTGATAATTATGCCGCAAATAGTGCATCGACAATGAAATGGGGAGAGAAATCAAGCTATAAGTTGTTGAAGGATTGCAAGACCGATGTAGAGGCATTTCAAGCGATGCTTGAGGGCTACAAGAAACTCTACCCTGCTAAGAAGGTAATTACTGGCTGGCGCGGTAATGAGATTGAGATTGATTGGTTGTACGTTCTCCAAGAAAACTTCAACCTTGCCAAGATGATGCGAACTCCTGATGAAAAACTAACAGATATTCGACAAGTGCTAACAACCCTCAAAATCCCACATTGAAAGGAACAAAATGAATTTGCCAGAGAAGTTTACAGTTAAAAATACCTGCAATAAGCAAGTGTTTGAGGTAATACGTAACGAGGGGGCATATGCAGTGTTTCCAGTTGACAACTTGGGCAATTGGGGAGGGTTCTGCAGAGAGTCTGTAGAAAGCTTCATCGAACGCGGCTTGTGGGAAATTACTGAGGAAACTAAGCCATCTCTCCTTGAAAAACTCAAGCAACTAACCATTGACACTTCAACAAACGTCTTCATCGTCAACGGACAATATGAAGTGTATTTTGACGAGTTCAGCAACCCTGCTAAAGCATCTTCTGAAGAAGAACTTGAGAAAATTATTGATGCTATTCTTTTGTTGAATAAGGCTGTGAATGGGGAAGAATAAGGAGCCTTGGGAAGCTTATCCTTCCATCTGGAAAAACAAAACAGCATTCTTTACATACTTACGAGGTCATTTAAGACTCTTATGGAGCCGTTATCCAGCGAAACTTCAGTGGAAAGCCAAGCAACTTATTACACCCCCAAAAGATTACACAGGCAGGGCGAAGAAGCTAGGTAAATGCCATTATTGCGGAGAATGGTTTGCGGCGAGCCACTTGGAGGTAGATCACGTAGAGCAGGCGGGTCAATGTAATTCTTGGGAAACTGCACATAAGTTCTTGGAGAACCTTTTAGACTGTAACAGTAATTGGGTGTTGGCAGATAAGGCTTGTCATAAAATAAAGAGTTACGCGGAAGCTCATGACATTTCCTTTGAAGAAGCTAGAGCAGAGAAGATGGCAATAGCATTCCTGAAAGAAAATAGTGTGAAAGAACAACTTGCTTATCTTCAAGAAAAGGGCTATAATTCTGTTACAGTGTCAAATGCAGGAAAAAGGCGAGCAGCGTTGAAAGAAATCTTTCTTAAGGAGAAAATGTGAATAGCGAAGAAATTAATGTTGGGGATTTTGTTGAGGTTGTTAATGAGGGTCGTAACTATGACTACTACAAGGATTGGGCAACAAAGTACCAGTTGAAAAGCTTCTTAAAAGGTAATCCTGCGCATATCGGCACGAAATGTAAAGTTGTCGTAAAAGCCCCTCACGGGACATATAGTGACACTCTTCTCGGTATCGAAGACACATCTGGAAAACAATTCATCATTGGAATTGAAGGAGTGAAGAAAATTAATAAGCCTTTCACGCTACCTGAGAAGTTTATTATGAAATCTGAAGATACGTCTTGGCTAACTACACTTGTTGGTGATGCATATTACTGTGAAGCCACCATAAGTAAGTTCCATTCTGGTCCTTATACGGAAGAGCGTCTGACCAAAATTATTAAGGAGTGTGGCTACACAATCGAACCTATCGAAGAAGCTAACGGCGTAGACGGCGAAGGGAAGCCTTTCAATTTTACAAAGGAAATGCTTCGGCCCTTCATGCGTGTGAAGACGAAGAACGGGAGTATGTGGGCTGTTATTCCTAATGTGCAAGACAACGTGGACGACACTCTTGTACTATCTAGCGGCAACGGTTGGGAATGCTTTGGAACGGATTTTGAAGAAGACTATGAAAAACCCTATGAGGCTATAGAAGTGTACGAGTGCCCGACAAGTAACTACGAGATGGTTGATATCTCCAAAGTGGGAGAGCTTATTTGGAAAGCATATGCAACGGGTGGAGTCATCTCTGAAGGCTTTGCAGAAGAAATTCCCAATGTTGAGAATAATGTTCTGCAAGAGAGTAATTTCGAGCAACGGCTGAAGCATATTGAGGATACGCTGGCTGCGGTTAATTCCAAGATTGCTAATCTTCAGCGGAATAATACACTCTTCCGTTGAATACAAGGAGCTATATTGAATAACGAAAAAGAATGGCAGCAACAGGCTGTAGCCTTGAGTACGACAGGAACAATGTCTTGGAGAGGAATTGCTAATCTGTTGGGAATTCCACGATCCACTTGTTCAGATTTCCTGCGTAAGTATTATGAGGTGAGGAATGATGCGGAAGATGATCTCCAAGATGCTGTGAAAAGTTCTGAGAAGCACGATAACTCGCGCATCTTGTTTATTTCGGACATGCATCTCCCTTATGGGCACCCTAATACATTGCCTTTTCTGAAGATGCTTAAAGAGCGGTATGAGCCTACGCGGGTAATTTGTCTTGGGGATGAACTAGACCACTCTGGGCTGTCCTTCCACGATAGTGATCCTGACTTGTTTAGTGCAGGGCATGAACTGGAAAAGGCGCTCCCAATCATTAAGGAACTTGAGGGTATGTTCCCCAAGATGGACTTGATTGACAGCAATCATGGCAGTATGGTTTATCGTAAAGCTAAACATCATGGAGTTCCGCGCCGATATATCAAATCGTATAATGAAGTGCTTGGGGTCGGTGAAGATTGGGTGTGGCACATGGACTTGGTTCTTGATTTGCCTGATGGACAGAAAGTGTACGTACATCACGGTAAGACCTCTGAGGCCATTAAAACCAGTCAGCTTATGGGGATGTCTCATGTATGTGGACACTACCATGAGAGTTTCGGTATCAAGTATTGGAGTACACCTATGGGACTTTACTTCGGGATGAATACTGGTTGCCTTATTGATGACAAGAGTTTGGCGTATGCATATAACAAAGTGAATACTAAGCGGCCTATCATTGGCACTGGTTTGATTATTGATGGAATTCCTGTTCTTGAGGCGATGCCCCTATGAAAGTTTATACAGTGGAAGTTGAAGTGAATATCTTAGCAGACTCTGCACAAGAGGCATTTGAAGTTGTTGCGATGACAGTTGAAATTGGTCCCGGCGTCCTCAGCGTAAATGGAATCTGCGCACCTTACTGCATTGATGGAGATGATGAATGAAACAAGACACACTAACCGTAGATTTGAAAGTAGCTGGACCAGACTTTATCATCACAACTCCAAAGCAACTTGAGGAAGCTTTTACGCTTTGGTATAAACGTGCAATTGAGTCTCCAGCATATTATGATAGGGACTCTTACAAGGATGATCCTAAAGGCGTCGCTGCTAGTAACGTAGACTACCTTATCCACCTCCTACGAGAACTGAACGGCAATGATCCAACTCAGAACTGAACTAGGCCAGACATTCCCTGTCAGCCTTGTCCTCGTAACAGACGGAAAGCATGGGAATGTAGTCTTCATCAAGACGGCTCCATTTTCCGCTGTCATTGACTTGAAAGAGAATGGAGAGACGTGCGCGGCGTTCGATCAAGAGGGCTTCACAATAGGAGAAGAGGAATATTCGTATCGTATTCAATACCCTTACAAGGATATGCCAGTGTTGCTGGAGTGGCTGAAGAAGCAAAATTTGTTGTTCCCTAAAGGAACGTTTTAAGGAGATTGTGTGAATAATGAGAGCTGTGTGGAGGGCATCAATCAAGGGATTGATGCTATTCTCTGCGAATGCTGCGGAGAATCTGCACAAAGGTATGAGAAGTCATTTCCTATTTGCAATAATCCCGTGTGCTTTGAAGTGAGGATTGATCGTATTAAGGATGTGATTGAGATGAATAATAAATCTGTTGGAGAGATTAATGCTTAAGAATGTGGAAGGTGTGAATGACGAGGATATTGAAGGGTATTACTTCGAGGATGAAGACGGCGATGAATTTCAAGTGATTCTTGTCGCCGGACCGATAGCATCTGTCGTATGCAAAGACTTTTGTGAAATGATGATGTACAAAAAAGACATTCCCCGTTTCATCAAAGTTTTGGAAGCCGCTTACAATCATAAGGAGAGTCTGTGAAAAATGTCTCCTTTAGAGATTTGCAGCTTGCAACTGTCCTAGCAGGACTGAACGAGATTCAGATGACTTACCCTGAAAATGATGACAAGATGCGATGGGTGTTGGCTCAATGCGGAATTGATGTTGAATATGATATTGAATATGTTCCATGCCTTCATAGAGATTTAAGGGGTAAGGTTGCCGTAGGGTTTATGGCTTGTGGCGAACTGAACATCAACAGGAACGTGCTCAACAGCCCCGTATGCGACGTTACAGACCGTCTAGTAGCTGCTGCATACCAAGACCCTTCTCTTGCAAAAGAACTCGCTACAATGCTTTCTAGCAAGGCTGATTACCGAGGGCTGACGGATATTGAATCTGAGAGCGATTTGGAAGATGAAGAGGAAGATAATCGAGGCAAAGAGGCTGACAAGGAATATGAAGATTATAGCAATTTCATTTCTGAGCAGATTAGGCAATTGGAGTTGATTCGGGATGAGATTCGAGGGAAGAAATGAATATTAACATCACTTTGTTGGACGATGAGATCGATTGTGAAACTTGCGGAGGTAGCTATGCTGAAGGTGCTATCGTGGAATTTGGAGATGGTTCGAAGCTGGAGTTTGTTCCGAAGGCCCATTGTTTTTCATCCGTAAGTTATGAACGCGAGGTAATCTTTTCAAAGATTCTTGAACGTCTTGGACACGAGGTTGTTGTAAACTACGGAATGTAATTCTTAAGATTGAGAAATTTAATTTATAAAGGAAATAAATGTCAGAAGTAAGCGCAAGTAAGTTGATGTCGGATGCAAAGTTTTATGGGGACTACTCCCGCTTTGACGAAGCAACCAACCAATACGAGTCTTGGGAGCAGGCTGTAGAACGGGTAATGAGCATGCACAAAAAGAAGTATGCAGACAAGATGACTCCAGAGTTGGAGGATGTGTTTGTAGAGATTTCTGATGCGTATAAGAGCAAGAAAATGCTGGGTGCGCAACGTGCGCTACAGTTTGGCGGGGACCAGCTCCTACGGAAACACGCCAAGATGTTCAACTGCGTATCGAGCTATATCGATCGTCCAGCATTCTTTGGCGAGTATATGTGGCTGATGTTGTGCGGCTGCGGTGCGGGGTTCAGTGTTCAGAAGCACCACATTCAGAAGCTTCCAGCCATCCAGCAACGCACTAAGAGTGTGAAGAAGTTTATTGTTGAAGACAGTATTGAAGGATGGGCAAAAGCGTTTGATGTGCTATTCAGTTCTTTCTTTGTTGGAGGTGGAAAGCACCCGGAATTCGAGAAGCACCCTATCTGGTTTGACTTGAGCCAAATTCGACCTAAAGGAGCAGAAATCTCTGGCGGGTTTAAAGCACCCGGACCTGAACCACTTCAGTATGCGCTTACAAAAGTTGAACTTCTTTTGACGAAAGCTAGAGAGCGTTTGAAGTCAATTGAAGTGTATGACGCCTGTATGTATATGGCTGATGCTGTAATCTCTGGTGGTGTTCGACGTTCTGCTACAATCTGCTTGTTCTCTAAAGATGATGAGGACATGATTAAAGCTAAGACGGGAAATTGGTTCACAGATAATCCACAACGCGGACGTAGTAATAATAGTGTGATGCTTAAGCGTGACGAGATCACATTTGAAGAGTTCCAGCAGATCATGAAGTCTGTTGAGCACAGCGGTGAACCGGGTTTTATCTTTACAGACTCGTTAGAGTTTACTTTCAATCCGTTAAAGCTAGCGGCCTAACAGAGAAATCTGTTTTGAATAACTCATTGAACTCAGGGGAAACGTAGAACACGTAATCCTGAGCCAAGCTAACTACAACAGGCAGACTTGTCGCAAGAAAGTGAAACCCTGAATAACGTGTTAGAAGGTGCAACGACTATCCCATACGGGAGTAGAGGCAAGTGCCTCGAAGTAGTGAGAATCCTGAAGAGGATTGTGATATAGTCTGGTCTGTGCAGGGATGCATAGCAGCTTGAATAAAGCGGGGCGAGATTAACGAACTCGTTTGAACATAACGGTGTTGAAATTGGCAAGATGCCTATCACACAAGATGGGCGCAGCGGGTGGCAAGGTTGTAATCTGACAGAGATCAATGGAAGCATGTGTAACACACCTGAAGATTTTTATCTTGCCTGTAGTGCAGCTAGTGCTATGGGTACTTTGCAGGCAGGCTACACTGACTTTGGATTTCTCGGAGAAGCCTCTAAAGAAATTTTTGAACGGGAGGCGTTGATTGGCGTATCCGTAACAGGATGGATGAATAACCCTGATATCCTGTTTGACGAGGACGTGTTGCGTAAAGGAGCGCAGATTGTAAAGGAGGTAAATAGGCGAGTGGCAGCAATGATAGGGATTAATCAAGCCGCTCGAACGACTTGCGCAAAACCCTCCGGAAATGCTTCTGTACTCCTTATGACGGCTTCAGGTATTCATGGGGAGCATGCACCCCGCTATCTGCGGCATGTGCAGATGAACAACGAAGTAGAGGTTCTTCAGACATTTAAGGAAATGTTCCCTGAAATGGTGGAGAATTCTGTATGGTCTGCAAGTGGAACTGACAGTGTAATTGCCTTTCCCATCGTTTCTAAAGAAGGCTCTGTGTACAAACAGGACTTGATGGGTGTAAAGCAACTTGAGTACGTTAAGAAGGCACAACAGGTTTGGGTTGAAGAAGGTACTAATGTGGAGCTTTGCTCGCACCCCCTTCTTCGTCACAATATCAGTAACACTATCAGTGTCGATGATTGGGCTACTGTGACAGAATATTTGTACAACAATCGCCAGTGGTTCTGCGGAGTGTCTTTGATGGCTGCAAGCGGAGATAAAGCGTTTCCTCAAGCGCCTTTTACAGAGGTGATAACTGAAGTACAAATTGTTGAAAAGTACGGCGCGGCGGCGTTGTTTGCTTCAGGGCTTGTTACTAGGGCACTGGATGCATTTGGTGATCTGTGGGTAGCTACATCTACCGCTATGGGTTATGGAGAGGATGTTACTAAAGAGTCCCATGAAAATGTAGCAAAGCGTGATTGGGTTAGGCAGTTTAAGAAGTTTGCTGAGAATCACTTTGATGCGGACTTGAATAAAACATCAGACTGTTTGAAAGATGTTTACAACCTTCACAAGTGGACAAAGATTGTTAAGGCTTTGCCAGATGTTGATATTCGTAATCATTTGAAGAAGAAGCAATTCGTGGACGTAGGGACTCTTTCAGGTGCTGCATGCGCTGGTGGAGTTTGCGAGATTACATTCTAAAGAGTCTTGACACAACGCACAAGAGGCTGTAAAATGTCTCTTGTGCAATTTGAAGGAAAACATGATTAATAAACTAAAAGATATTCTGATACGAATTCTGCTTGCTGCCTTGGTACTAATTGTAGGCTCATTGTTGCTGTTTATTGTAGTTATTGTGGCAACAGTCGGAATGATAGCGACGGTACTGTACGCAGTGTATCTTACTCTGACTCAGGAGACTTAATTGGAATGGTATGATGTGGCTATGGGAAGTTTAGAAGAAGATTTTGCTCAAGGATTGATTTCCGAGGCACAGTTTGAGCAAGAAGTGAGGTATTTGAGGATGGAATTGTACGAATCCCAGAGAAAAGTAGCACAACAGTATTATGACGATGATTATTGAAAGGAACAAAATGAGCAACGTAACAACTATCGAATTTGATGGCAAGAATGTACAGATTGACCAAGAACTGTTTCAGGGGTATTTGAAAGAGGCATTTGAGCATCTTGGAGCAATTGAAGAGGCGGATCAAATGTTTAAGGAAGTGGTGGAGACTGTGGCTGAAACTACACAACTCAAGAAGGCGGTCGTGTCAAAATTCCTGAAACAGCGTTTCGAGGCCAAGACGAAAGCTACTCGTGAGCTTGGGCAGTTGTTTGAGAAGCTGGATGAAGTTGTAGAGGGCTGATAAAAAGAGCAAAGGCGAATGAAAAAGAGCACCTGACTCAACAAAGAATCAAGTGCTCGCAAAAGCCCTATCAAGGAGCTAAACCAATTATTTAATTTGCATCTGCTTTTTAGCCCACTCTTGCCAGCCAAGAAGCCTTTCTTTATTAATGAGGAAGGCTTCTGCTTCCTTCTCGTGCTGCGCCTCTATGTCAGACAACTTAGCGTGTTCCTTCAGCTTTCCCGCTTCCATTGGAGCCTGCATCAGTGTTGCTGGAGGCGTCGGGAACGCTACCTTCGTTGGCACTGTTCCACATGCTGATAAACCTGTCAGGAATAACACAATCAGCGTCTTCTTTAACAATGACATCATGTGTCACCACCCTATCTTTGTAGATAATTCTATCTTTAAATACTGTCTTGATTTTCTCTTCTTCAACTACTTGAGAAGCCTGTACATCTGATGTAGCAGAGTCTTGTTTTGCTACCACTTCCTCTACATGTTCTTTTGCAGCAGCCTTCTCAGCATCCCATTGCGCTTGTACTCTGTGTTCTCCTGCCAAGAATACGCCAAAGAATACAACAGCAATGCCAAGCAACTTATATACCCATGCAGGAATAATCTTGAAAAATTCTAGGAAAGGCATAATTAATCGTCCTTGATAGGAGAGTCTTTCTTCGTTCCTAGAGCGATACCTACAGCGGCAATCGTTGCTCCAAAGCCTGTTCCGAAAGCTACAGGGTCAAACGTTTGAGTCTGTACAAAATGCATAGGAGCGATGACTAACCACTCTCCTAGAGCAATAAGACCTGCTACACGAATAGGGCACAGCGTCTTATTGTCAGGTTCGGAAATCATGTTCCATAACTGCGTCTTAATTGTTTCAATCATCTTGTTACCCTCCAACCGATAGGTACAAATCTCTCTCTACTTGCCTACGTTTTGTAAGGCCATCACTGACTACAAGTTTGCCATTAGAATGCACTTTATTCCACAGCAAGAAGTCATTTGCAGCTTTCTCGTAATTCTTAGCTTGGGTATCCCTGCACACAGAGCTTGAACCGAAGTTAGCCAGACCGATATTATAAGCAAGAGACGTACACGCCGCTATCTTTCCACGAGATTCTTTAGTAATCTGTGGACAGGCTTTAATGACGCCTTCCATAAACTCTCTCACTCTTTGCTCAAGACGGCTGTCAGCCTCTTCCTGAGTCCATACATCGCCTTGCTTTACGCCTTTAGTTTCACCATAACCATTAGTCCAAGGCTTTCCGTCAAACTCTTTCAACATATAGTCAGGAATTTCTGCTTTGCCTTGCATAAAAGCATTTAGTAGGTTATGCTTGCTAAGTTCCTTGTAGAGTTCACTGGCGGGGTCTGGATAGGCCCGTAGGCAACAGCCCTCTCGTTGCTTAATAAGTTTTACAGCAACCCTTACTGCATCTTCATTGAGTTCCATATTACTTATCCACTTTCTGATCTAGCTTATTTTCAATACGATCAAGCTTTGCAAATATAGAGATGGACAGCTTATCAAGCCCTTCTTTATATACTGCAGAAGACTTTTCTAGATCATCTTTCTTCGCATATTGCCCTGCTACAAGAAGCTCAATATGCTGAATCTTCTCTGCCATTGTCTCATTTGTGTTTCTAAGAGACTTCAAACTATCTCCAAGCCATTTCAACAAGATTCCTCCGAGTGCGGCTATAATAGCCATCGCTATATTAAAGGCTGATTGCCAATCCATATTTTCTCTCTACGATTGTTTGTATTGTTTATTTCACTCGTCGGCAGTGTTATTACCAATTTGCTTTCACCACGCCATTTGCCATCATCTGTGCAGCGGTCCATTCCGACGAATTTATTCCGCCGAACTTGATCGTGTTCCCCTGCCAGCTAATTGCCTGCCAACCTGCGACGTGCAACCCACCCTCAATATCAAGCGCTCCCGCAGGATTGTCTATCTGTCCAAAACCGACTCGCCCGGCGAGCATGTACCTTCTCGACTTATCCTTTTCCCTGCCATCGTAGGAATTCCGAATCCCATTGCGCAGATCGACAGCGATGTTTAATGGCTCGCTCCATCCATAGCTGGCAAAGTTGACGTGATTTTCTTCAGAGCCAGTTTCAAAGCGCAATGGACCGCATGCATTTAGTTCGGAGTACGCGAACCTCCATTCGCAACCTTTTACGGTTGATCCGAGCCTGATACCCCATTGGCCGGATTGCTCATTACCCATAGCGACAAACATATCACTGCCATCCATCGACTCAAGGTAGGTCCCGTTCATTTGATTTCCCGCGCAGGATATGCCTTCCCAGTAGTTGGCACCAACATTGCCATTGACATGGATTCCATTGCCCTTGCAAAGTGAAATGTAAGCACGCTTGTAATTACCGCAATAAGAGTTTTGAACCTCTAGACCGTTGCCGCCCATCTCGCGGATCGTGCAGCCGTCGAGCCACAAACCACCGTTTGCAACCACGATTGCATGCTGATTGGTGCCTGCGTCCGCATGGCCGATGATTGATATATTGCGAAGCTGAACAAATCTGTTGCTGGTAGTAGGATAATGCAAAACAGGAGCGTTTGTGGTTGAATAAAGGAATGACCCAACTGTTGCCGACCCATTGTTATTGCAGCCGAGATCGATGACGACTTGCGTCGTTATATCAAGTGTGCCGTCAATCCTGAATTGCTGAACAGTGCCAGTTCTATTCGTAATCACTCCGCCATTCGGCCCAAGGTCAGTCAATGCTTGGTTGAATGCGGGGAGCCAGTTATCACCCACGGCATAATTTTGCAAGTCGTAAATGTCAATAACGTTCATGCCATGATCTCCCGTACTTCGTGAAAGGATGCCATAACGCCCCCATAAGTGCGTGATCCAGATCGACCATTGATGTATGTTGTCCCAGCAAGATGCCCACCGGCACGCAGCTTAAAAGCCGTTGAGGATGTGGAGCCAGCAAGAACTGCATGACCGAGCGGTATCTGCATAATTGAGTCGGAAATTCCGTTGTAATCGGCTGATGCTGCAATTGCATCAGCACCAGAGTCGCGGAACAGTGCCAGTCCAACCACGCCGCCCGCGCTGTTCGATAGGTTAAAATTGGCGTTTATGTGCAGCACGTTAGCAGCGCTCGCAGGTGAAATTGTGAGGTCCAAACCTAGACCAGCAAAACTGACGCCTTCTGTATTTTGTGGAATCGTATCGTCGTATGGAATCGTACCAGACCCGCTACCAATCGCGCCAGTTTGTGCGCGCAGGCGCTGAATACTAGCGCCCGGAAGGGGAACGCTCGAATTGAATAATTGAAGACGTGTCGGCGCGCCGCTCCAAGTTCCCGCAGTTGCCAATCCAGACTCGTAACTGAAATACCCAAGCACGGTGTAGGCTTTGCTCGTAACAGCCGTTCCGGTATAGAACACCTGAGCGCTATCCGCGCCGCCAGCGCCGCCCTCCGCAGTTGACGAGGCAATACCGAATTGGCCCAGCGGATAAATATTCGTTCCGCTTAAACAGTTGATTGCGCCAAGCCGCAATGTTCCAGCATCGTTGAATGCGACGATCCAGACACGGAAGGCCCACGTATTTAATGTGCCAAGCGTAGACCCCGATGAAATGGTCAAAGAAGTTGCAGAGGTGAGCGTCAGAAATGTGTAATCTCCGGCACTGGCTGTCACATTACGGAATGGCACTTTTACGGGATTCGATGCTGAAGGATCGGAACCGTCCATACCTTTTATTGAAACGTTCAGCGCGGAACCTGCCGCAGACACGTTTAACGAGAGGTTTTGTGGGATTCCCACGGTAGTTGCGGCAGCTCCTAGTGCCGTCCTAGCATCCGATGGGTCCCCTGTTGTGCCTAGCAAACTTGTTGCCCAATCCCATAACGCGCCCATACCTGTCCTCATTACCGCATTAGATGGGTTCGGGTATGTATCAGAGAGTGCTGTTTTTAGAGGAGCTGCTTTAAATGTCACTTTAGTATCCTTTTAATCTAATGTCAACTGCTGCCCCGCTAACTGCAGAGTGGCTTGAGTCGTATGCTTTAATGCTGGGTGCGAGCGGGTTTGTTTTGTCTATTTCGAGACTTACCGCTCCTGAAGTTCCTGCCTGAAGTGTTGCTTGTATATTAGTTATACTTGTGAAGGCTTTTGTATAGGGTATGGCTGTTCCTGTAGCAGAAATACCTAAATCCGATATATCTTCTACAATGTCCGGTGCGTCTATTACTAACGAAAGTGTTGTTATCTTCCCTTGTATCGGCCCTGCTCCAACTGTCACTCGGAACTGGTACACATCGTTCCTGACAACTATTTGTCCCGGCCACGGTATCCATGCGCCCGGAGCATCGTAGAATGAGTCACTATCTGCACCATAAGCAGAATCATTATCTGGCCCATAAACTGAACTCGGAGAGGAGAATCTATAATCCACAGATAAATCCGTGCCTTGGCTTTGAAAATCCAGTGTGGCTACAGAGCCTGCAAGAGCACTCCCTATCGATAGCTCGCTTGAAATATACGTAACTTTTGCAAAACTAGATAGGTCATATGCAGGAGCACTATCTTGTCCATAAAACGATTGGTCATCTGTGCCATATGCCGAATCTGCAGAGTCGGCGACAACATCACCACTTATTACGCTCCCGCCTGTTACTTGGCCGGGAAAAGACAAAGCTTTTAGGTCTATAGTCTCGACCACATTTGCTATGTAAGGATCACCCAGATTAATAATCGTAACTGCTGCTGCTAAGGATTCATTTCCTGATGTGTCAACAGCTTTTCCGAGAATTGCTACAGTGCCCCCCGGCCTTGTCACCAAATCAAATGGGGATTGAAGTATTAACCCGTTGTGCAATGGGGCTGCAGTTCCCCAATCTAAATTTGAACCATAATGAAACCGGAACACATACCCTGCAAGATCAATTGCGTCAACTGGTGTCCAATTAAGTATGCTGCCAGATATGGCAAGGTCTGTTATATTCGGGGGAGGTTCTGTCTTGCCTATTACCTTATGTGTGGAGTAGGTCCAGTCACTTCTGGTGTTTAGGTATAGATTAACTGTTCTCGCGCGGACAGTGTAGAATACTCCATCAGATACGGGGGATATGAATATCCCCGTCTCAGAGCCTGCTACTGTCATTTTCTCCCAGTTAGTTGCTCCAATCTCCTGCCATTGCACCTCTATCTCGCCTTTTGTCAGAACAGCTTGTGTCGTTGCTAGAGGCCAGACTGCCTTTATGCGAGATACAATTGTCCCATCTGCTTGTATAAGGAGTACATCAGTGCCTGACGTGCAAGTGATGGATTCTAGTGGGTCAATTACAAAAGGATTCTGAAGATTTGTGTTGGGGGTTTCATCGACTGTGGCTGCATCAACGAAATCCCAAATACTTGCGTCATCCTCTTTCAAGGTAAGTTCCACAGGGGCAGTAGGTGAGTATTTCTTATCCACAACCCTGAATACTTTACTGCTCCAGCCGAACAAACTGCTTGTTAGTGAAACCCTATCACCAACTCTTACAGACCATGCCTTAAGAGAAAACTCAGCATTTACTGTGTAACTATTTCTCTGATCCTCTGTGAAAATTCTCGCTATATTCCAGACTCGTTGAACATTGTCTGTGAAGGGCATGTCCATGTTATGCCACAAATCCCTGCCGTCTGCTACCTTATATGCACTATTTTGGTATGGAGTGTAGTCTGTAGTAACATAATTGTTTAGGTTACTTGAAAACTGCCCTTTAACTCCGTTGAATAAATCTGCATCAGACACTCCGGGAGTAATTGCAATCTTCCCTACAATGTCTGACTGATCTAATGCTAAGATTGGAGCTGTGTAGATACCTGCCCACATATTCCAAGAAGTAGATGTTATACCTCCTGCCATTGCATCAGCCATTGCATTAAGAACGTCTTGTTGAGGCTGATCGGCTGTAACTGTTCCATTTAACGTGTATCTTGGGCCAGTTCCTGTTACACCCCCTGCGCCGATCAGCGCCAAAGATACTGAAGCATCGCAATCGTTAGCAGAAGCAATTAGTGTGCTTGTAGGAATGTCGGCAGCATCTACTCCACACAACTCGCTTGTCAGATAGTCGTAGATTGCTAGTGCAGGATTTTGACTCCAATAGGTTGTCCCTGTTCGCGGATCGTACAACTTCTTGCCACGCAGTAAAACTTCAATAGAGGGCAATCCTCCTTGAAACTCTGGCTGGTTCAAGTCTAGTGTAACAATGGTGTAGCAAAAGCCGCTCAACGTTGCGGTTGTAGGCCACAAAGAGGGGATAAGCCCATGTAAATAAGAGTCTACTCCATCTCCCGGAACCCCTAAGTGCTTTTGTACACTGACCCTTGCATGTATCTCTGTATAGGTATAAGTTACGTAGACAGTTCCGTAGTCTGCATCTAGTGTTACGTTACTACCCACCCTTGTAAAAGAGACTACCGCGCCATCTCCTGCCGGAAATCCAGTGATAGTGAATTGACCGCCGTCTGGCGTATTACTCACTGTAAAAGTAGTCCCTGTATGCAACTCGGAAGCTATGTTTGTTTTTGAGTCATAATAGTCCCCGCTAGTTACGTTGCCGCCCGCGTCTAGCGCACCAAGCGCTTTACCACTAATATAAATTTCTTCAATAGCGTCACATTCATGGGCTGCGTGGACACACACAACATGCTTATACTGATCTTTATCACCTGTTGTGAAAATACCTCTTACGGCACTTCCCACTCTTGAACGCCCATACACATACACATATGGGGTATCCGTAGCTACAGAAGTGATTGTTCTATTTTGAAGACTGTTGTTATAAGCATCTTTTTGCGCTTGTGCTGCTCTACGTTGTCTTGCATTGCCGTAGATGGTCATTGCTACAGTTAGGCCGATTTGCAATGCCGCTGCGCCTACTGCGAATGCTGTTGCTGCGGAAGCTCCTAAAAATGTACCAAGACCTGCAATAGCTGGAACCGCATAAGCACTTATTGGCGATAGCAGCCAAATTAACAATATCGCCAAGCGCATCTCGCCTCTCCTCTGTCAAAATACATTAAACCATCCACGCCTGTTGCAACAACTCTTGATCCTACAAACAGGCAAAGAGACTCTCCTACAATCCCTACATCACCGTCTTTAGCTTGCTCTTTAGGAATTTTAATAAATCGCTCATCACAAGCTTTTTCCAACCCACCTAAATTCTTGATGATTCGCCTTGCCTCTCTCTCAGAAAACCATTCTGGAATACCTTCAAGAAAGTCTTTTCCCGATTGCTCTTTCACCCACTTCAAAACAAACAGTGTGCAATCGTTCTCGCCCCATTTAAAAGGTTTAGTGAGAGACTCCGTAAGGTATTGTGCTAAGGTCATATTCTTTGGAATTTAGTAGAGAGCCACAATTGGGGACGGGCAATCAAATCCGTAAGGTAATCAAATCCAGTATCGTTAGGGAATTTAATCTTTTGTTGTGCAGCATTCATTCTGTAGGATGGCCTACGCTTTAGCCCGTATGCAGCTGTCTCACAACGAAGTGTTATCTGACCAGACCCACTAGAATCAATTCCTACAGCCATTGTATCCATGATGCCAGTCCAACAAAGAACAGGAGTATCAATCAGGGTGAACGTCTCTGAAAGAGGGCACATATAGAGTTTCGCAGCTAGTCCTCTGTATTCCTCTACTGTGCCAACAGACAATGCAAGGTAAGATGTTTGAGCCACGTTAAGCGTAAAATCAAGTGATTTAGCATCTACAGAATCAGCTTCCTCGATTGTGTTAATCGCCGCTAGTGAGCCTAGTCCAATCCAATCATGACCTCCCCAAGTAATTGTTTGATTAAGGGAGGAAACATACTGTATTCCAGATTGAAAATGAAACTCTGCAAAATAGGCAACTCTTGTTACTGGCTTTTCTACTTCCGTTGTCTGCGCTGTCGAAAGAGTTGTCATATTATTTATGGCCTATAATCTTCAATAAATTGCATAGAGAACCCGCTCGTGATACTGTCTGCATAATCCCATCCCGCGCTGCTGTCTTTCCTACGAAATAATGCTGTGGGCTTATCCCAAGTGACGGCTTCTCCTGCTGTAAAGGCGTTTCTTAAGGGAGCTTCAAAAGTGATGGTGATGTTTCCACTAACATCTGCTGTGGCATCTGCTGTCACCATAATCAATTGCTGTGTAGTAGTTGAGCCAAGACCAATCCAATCTCCTGCAAGAAGTGTCTGACCAGCAGAGCCTCCTGTTAGAGTCATCGATACAGCGCCTTGAGCAACGTCTGCCTGAAGCGTAATAGTTCCTCTGTAAGTGCCTAGCGGGACAGGGCGGTTCTTGTCATAGATACTTACTTGAGTTGTTTTCCCCCGCGTCTGCAAGAGAAAACTTTTCCAAGCGCCTGACTCGCTTTCCATCATGGACGGAGCCTGCACAGATACTGTCCACAAAGGAGGAGCAATCTCTACAGCTTGCGCCCCAAAGCTACTCCTGAACTCCAAGTCATTGCGGAATTGCGACCAACTCATCTTGCTTACATCTAGCGTACTATCCAATGCTATTACACTCATTAAATCATCCTTCTGCGTCTTAGGTCATCAACAAGTTTTGCATTACCTGCTTTCACGGCATTTTGAACATCTTGCATCACTTGTGCTCTGTCTGCGCGGCTATCAATATGGATTGTGGGGGCGTATGTGACGTTGGTGCTGGATCCCCCTAATTGACCATTTGGAACAACTGTTCCTGCTTGTTTAGGAACAAACAGTTCAGGGCCATTCTCTCCAACAAGTGATGGGACATTTAAAGGAGGATCACCACCGTTTGCGAATTGCCCACCCAAGATTCCACCAGCGCCCCCAACAGCGTCAGAGATTATTGCCCCATCTGATCCTGCTGCCAGATTTCCTGCACCTCCACCAAGTAAACCAAGGCCCATCGAAAACAGCGATCCGAAAATACCTGCTCCGCCACTTCCCCCGCCCATCAAGCTGCTAATAAATTTCTTAGCCTCCATCCTTGCCATATCTGCCAAAATAGAGTCTACAAGAGAACCGAAACTAAGCTTGCCTGTACGAATAAATGTTGTGAGAACATCTTCTAGCCCTTTAAAAGCATCTGTGAAGGCGTTCTGCGTTTGGGCTGCTACATTATTAGCGTTATCTTGGTAGTCTTGGAAAGCTTTGGAAGCACCGTTTACCCAGTCGCCTTGTACTCTCAACTTATCAGCCGTGTACTGCTTTTCTTGTGCAATTCTTTTATCAAGATTGTCTTTAAGAACCGCAGTTTCTTGTTCGTAAGTAGTTTTGTTGATGCCGCCGTGTTGCTCACCTTTCAACAGTTCTGCATCTAGGCGTTTCATTTCTGTATTAAACGCACGAGTAGCTTGCAACTGTCTCGCTAAAGCATCCTGAGCAGAAGCACCTAGACCAGCACCATTAATAGCATTGTCAATTTCTTCCTGACGCGCTTTATAAGTGGCGACAAGACTTTCTGTAAGCTTCTGAACATTATCTTGGCGCTTCTTGTCTAACGTGGAAATACTTTCCGTGTAATCCTGAGCATCTTTAACAGCACCATTCTGAAGCTTCTGAATCTCTTTGTTAGCAAGAGAAATAGCCTCAACATTTTTCTTCTGCTTTGCTATTTCAAGATTTTTTTCAGCTAACGCATATTCTTTTGCGTAAGCGCCTGCTTTCAGGAGATAATCTTTTTGAAGATAAGCCTCTGTGTCAATTTCACCTCTGTCATACTGAGCCTTAACTTGAGACATGCCCATTTTGGTGTTGTCAACGAGGTCTTGAATAGCATTCTTGTTGTCTTGTATTTGCTTGTTGATGCCGTAGTCATTTCCACGGGGAGCAGCGCGAAGAGAGCGTTTTTTTGCATCTGCAACCTCTGCGTCAAACAAACCACCGGAAACAGGATTTCCATCTGCGTCAAACTTTACGCCAGCTAATTTTGCTTCGTATGCTTTACTCGGAGCATTTTGTTCAGCTTTACGAAGATTGATGTACCTTTCAGTGATCTCGTTAATCTCTTTTTGGAGGCGAATTTCACCCTTCATCTTTTCCAAGTGATCGTCGGCCTGTTTTAGAGCTTCTTTACCAAGAGACTGAATCCGAGTATTGTCAGCCGTGTCTGCAGAGGCTCTATTAGCCATCCGAATAGCTTCATTCACCACTTCCAGTTTAGCTTGAACATCCTTTCGTACATCTGCGTCTGACTGACCAAAAGCTGATGGGTCACGAAGGCGCTTAGTTGCTAGAGTGTTTTCTAGTATCTGTTTCTCTTCTTCTAAGCTTTTCTGACGCCCAATCCCTCTGCCAGCATCGAGCGCCTCATTTGTTGCTTGTTTAATTTTCAGCCAAGCTCTTTCAAACAGCCCAAGATTATCTAAAACTTGCGGCGTCCTATTGCTGATAGTATCTGCGTAAGTTTTTACAGCCAACTCAGCAGCCTCTTGATGCTTCCCTTGCTCATCAAGTGCTCTGATCTGTTCATATACGTCAGCAGTCAGGAAGTGGTATTGTTCATCTAGCTTATACACAGCTTCAGCAGGACTCTTACCAAGGTTTTCAAACTGCTTGATCGTTGCTTCAATGGATTGCCCTGTCATCTCCTTCATTTGGAGAGCAGCTTTTCCAATCATAACAACTTGATCGCCTGCAAACCTACCAGTGTTAGCCACTTCTGTAAGTGCTTGTGCTGCTGCGTGTTGTCCAGCAATTTCTTTCATTCCAGCGGCTGCATTTTCCATCTGGCCTGCTGTTTTTCCTGCGTAGTTTCCTGTTAGGATAAGTGCTTGATTGAACTTGCTAACTTCGTCTGCACCTTGTATAGCCAGAACACCAACAACACCGAGAGCACCGAGAAACCAAGTAATAGGGCTAGTAAGAACCGCTAGTGCAATCCCCATCACGCCTAGACGATCTACCAAAATAGAAATCGATCCTGCCATACGACTAAAGTCGCCCCTAGCGCCTTCTCGCAAGATGACGAAGAATTCTCGCATCGCTCCAGCATTTGTCAGGAGTCCCGCTGCGCCTTTAGAAGCATCTTCTGTGGCCTTTGCAACAGCCTTAGCTTGCTTCTCAACAAACGCCACCCTCTGTGCTGCGATAAGGGCTTCGCCTTCTGCAAGCTCTTTCATTGCACCAGCACCTTTTGAGGTCTTCTGGAAGGCTGCGTAAAGACGCTCTTCAGCGAGTGCTAAGTCCTGTAGACGTTTCTCAGCAGGACTAATAGAGGCAATTACTTCTCCCATTGTCTCTACTTGCTGCTTTGCAGCTTTTCTAGAATTAGCAAAGGCAGCAGAGACGGAGTTATTCACATCCACTACTTTAACTGCGCTTGCCATCTGAGCGTTTTGTGCTTTCACTAAATCTTCGGAATATCCAACGGCTTTTGCAACTTCTGCCCCTGCTGCTCGCTGAGAAGCAATCAGTGCATTCTGAGCCTCCACTCTTGCTGAGGCGTCTACAGCTACTTGACGTAGACGCTTAGACGTAGCATCTTCAGACTCTGTAAAAACCTTATTCATTGCAATAGCTTCTTCCTGCACTTTAGCCATTGCCTTCCAAGCATCTAGTTTAGAGCCGAGAGATTCTGCAAGACGGATTTCTCCATCAGCCAATCCCTTTTGTGTAGCCGTATAAGCGGCAGCTTGGGCATTATTCTTCCCAAGCAAATCCACTTTAGCTTGCAGTCTGTCGATATAAGATGTTGTAGCCTTTGCAGCATTCGACGTAGACGTATTAGCAGCATCTGTCGTGGTTTTCACAACCATCGTGCTAGACTCTACCTTGGCAGAGGCTTCAGCCAGCCTGTTAAGACTGTTAGCTGCTTTATCAATGCCATCAGAAACTACTTTGATGGTGAGTTGGGATACGTCTATAGCCATGTGCTAGTCTCTCGTCTATGTTCTTTTGAAGGCGCTAAATGCTGCTTTAAGGTCTTTTGCAACTTTCTCCCTATCCGTTATCCTCATTTCAGCTACACTGAAAGGGGCTTCTCTGTTAGGATCAGAGGCTTGGTTATACTCCCCTACGTAAGCCATACTCATCTCATGGATAGCAAGTCTTTCCCATACAGGAAGTTGTAGGGATGTTGTAGAGGCCCAAGAATCAATTTCCTGCCACGTTAGAGGCGTTACCCCCATTCCTGAATACCCTACCCTACCTACCTCATGAAAGTGGCCTATAACCACTTCTAAGCCGTCTGTAGGGGGGTACATAACTTTAGATGGATTAACGGCAGA